GAATTTTCTTGGTCTTGTTCAAAATCCATCATCTACAGTTGGAACAAATATAATCACATCTGGATCTAATAAAAATCAAAAGTTAGATATTGTCTACAGAACAACTATATTGGCAGAAGTATCTACAGACACATTAAATTCCCTTCCAACAACAGATAACATATACAACACACAGGGAGTAAATTCAACAAATTCCAGTGTAACCTCAAGTACAACAAATGGTGTTTTTATTGGTGGTGTAGGAAATATAGGTGAAGGTGGAGCGGCATCTTTTTATATTGCAAGTGAATTAAAAAATGTAGCATATGCTAAAGCAAATTCATTGGTTGGAGTCACACTGGCAAATAATGTAACTATTACGGCAGTATACCAACAACCAGAATTTATTCAATATACTGGTAAAGTTCTGTCAGTTAAGAAACTAAATACAGATCTGCCAATAAGTGATGTGGATTCTGTAATTATTCGTATAAATATGATAAAGGGAATGTAACATGCCACAAAGTCCTCTAGGTTCAGATTTACCCCTAAGCGGTTCACCATACCACAGTAGAGTATCTTCACACTATGGAAGTGAAGATAAGAATTACTATATGGTGGCATTTACCCCTGGATATGCTTTACAAGCATCAGAACTTAATGAATTTCAAGAATTATTCTTTTTGAATCAAAGTCTAACGCAAAGAATGAATAGTAATTGGTCAGCAACTGCTTACAGTACTCCATTTTGGGAAGGGTTGATTCCACTACAATCAAATGGATGTACAGCATCTACTCCAATTATCGCTGCCGATATAGGCACTAATTTTAATCAGGCAAGCACAAGTGTAACTTTTAATGCTGGTTGGTATCTTTGGACGGAATATTCAAGCAAATTGAGTTTTTGGATATATTTAAGTAGTACATTACGAAGAACAGTACAAACTACTGCTGTGGGTGGAGTAGGCACATTTTATATTGGTCTTGATGGATCAACCAATCAAATAAATTGCTGTCCATCAGCAGAATGTTCAGATACTCAAGATCCAACACTTAGAGACAATTCTAGAGATGGAAGCACCAGTAATTCTTACTTTACTTGTGGTGCTGCAAGATTGGGAATAACTTTTGGATCAACTCCAGAAATACGAAATGCGATTGCTTCTAATTTTTATCCAATATTTAAATTTAGCATAAATGGTGCTACGGCAACAGTCAAATTCATGGACGATCAACAAGTTTCAACCTAAGCGGATTAACTACAAATGGCATTTAATACTAGTATTTCAAATTTAACGGGAACTTCTACCTTTTACGATTGGTATCAAAAAGAAAATAATGAAATTATTTCAAAATTAAATCTCGCCCAAATTTCAAGTATTACTGGTGGAGATGGTATTCTTGTTGGGTTAAGCGCATCTAGTGGTCTTGCTACTCTTTCCATTGGTGGAACATCTGGAAATATAGCAGCAGGATTAACTTTTAGTGGTTCAATTTCTTTCTTAGGTGAAACAGTATTTCCAAATATTTCCTATAAGATTACAGGAGTTACTACGGGAACTTCTGGATATACTTTTGGTAGTGTAGTTAGAATTACATCAACTGGTTATACTCTCGCACAGGCAAATGGTGCGGACAGTGCTGAAGTTATAGGTGTGATTTCTTCAATGAAGTCTTCATATTCTGTGGTTTCTCTTTCTGGTAAGATAGATGGAAACTTTACCACGGTTGCTGGTGGAACTCTATCCCCAGGTTGTGTATATTTCTTGGATGGTCAAACTGCTGGATTCTTGACAACCACAGAACCAAATACAATTGGATATGTTTCAAAACCAGTCATGATTGGTATCGGCGAAACAGCAGGAATGATTGTTCAGTATCGTGGAAACTTTTTAAATTCAACATCTTCTGGATCTGGTCTTTCTGGTTCAAATATCATTTATGTTGCATTTCCAAAAAGTCCAGATCCAAGACTTCTTGGATTTACATTAGGTACTTTCCTCTCATATGCTCCACATGTCGCAGGAGCATCTGCATCTGTAAATGGTGCAACATTCTTTAACCAAGTATTAGCAGATACTGGCAGAACTGCATTAAATAAAGGTTGGTTTATTAGCGGAAGTAAGAACTTTATCAGTAGATTATATACTCCAGGAGCCCCATTCTATAATTTACCATGGGAAGATGATTTTGTTGTTGGAATGATTCAGGGTATGGTAACAACTGGTAGTGCATTCGTTTATGAAATTGTAACTAAAGGATATTCAACTGTAATTCCTCTTGGAGTTAGTTCACGCAATCCAAACGATGGTGTATATTATCTTGCTGGAACCACATATACAGTTGCTGCTCTAGGCGTTACTGGACAACTAACATTAGGTGCTACATCTAGTAATTCTGCATATCAACCAGTTTATCAACTTGGTCGTAACTTTACATCTTCAACACGACCTTCAAATTTCTTTGTAGATATTCGTCCACTGATGAATAGTCCAATTACAAGTTCATATAGATCCACTGCGGTTCCAGAAACTCTTACCAATGGATCAAATACGACATACAATGGAGATTTCTCTATATGGCAAAGAGATGCTGGAAATAAATCTGGAGTATATACGACATATGGTGATGTTTACTTTGCCGATGGATGGATTCGTAGACAATCTGGATTTGTATCAACTACTACAAGTTCACAAAATTTACAAAAACAAACATTTGCCAAGACAGATACAAGTGTTGAAGGAACTCCGACAAATTATATTGATATTAAATGCTTAGAAAGTCTTGCAAGCACATTAAGCACAACAACATCAAATCCTGTATATTCTATTGGTCATGTTGTTGATGGAATCAATACTTTTAGTAATACTGCAATAACGGTAAGTTTCTATGCCAAGACAGCAGTATTTGATAACAACTACAAAGTAAATGTGTATTTTGCACGATATGGAAATGGTGCTCTTGTTGAGAAGAATATCATTGGACAGATAACTCCACAATCAAATTGGACTAAGCATACACTCAATTATAATGTTCCAGCATATACAGATGTGACAAGTTATTCAAATGATTATGTTGAAATTGGTTTGGATTTGAATCCATTGATTCGCACTGCGTTTACCAGTTTAGTCGCATCTAGCACAAATGTAACTATTAGTGTTGCTTCAATGTGTGTATATCCAGGAACATTTACTGCTCCTCCACATATGTTCATGACAACTACAGAGAAATTAAAAGTAGCACAGAAATATTACTACACAACATATTCTGATTCACAGACTGTTGGATCTCAAACAATGTCAAGTCCAAGTGAACCCGAATTGAATACTTATAGTTTTACAGTACTCCCAAATGCTCAATTTTCTATATTTAAGTTACCAACTAAAATGAGAGCAAATCCAACTGTAACTGTATATTCACCATCTAGCGGGACAGCGAATGAAATGTTTAATTATACTTTTGGAAATGACTTAAGAAATGCTGCGGGGTCAAGAGGGTACAATGGATCAGTTCGTACAGCACCTCTGGGAACACAAACAACATCCACATCATCCGATAATCCCGCAACAAATGTTAGATTGAATGTAAATTCTGGTGCGGTGTTTTACGATGTAGTCAATTGTAATTTAGTAGTAGATTCAAGTTATCCAATTTAATGGAGAAATAAATGGCAAGTTGTAGCAACAGTTCAAATATCCAATCGTCATTGACTTCCCTAAGTGTTGTTCAGGGGGGATCGCGACTAGTTACTGACATCACACGAATTTCTGGTCTTACAATTGGAAATGTGATTCGTTATGATGTTGCAACTACTGGGTTTACTGCTTCTAAGGCGAATGATGCTCCAAGTTCAGAAGTATTTGGTGTAATTGAATCTCAGAATGTTTCCACAAATACATTTAGTGTTGTCATATATGGTTCAATTAATCTTGGAGCATCTTATCTCGCAGATATGGGAAGCGGTGGGGGATCTGGTGGAAATGACATTTACTTCGTAAGTGGAATTACTGCTGGAACTCTTCAAAATCTTGCACCCACAAGTTTGAATCATATAATCAAACCAGTATATCAAGCAGCACCACATGGATCATTTTCTGGAATTGTAATGAATTATCTTGGATATAAGATAGGTGGAGATATAGAATCTGTTCTTGAAGATACAGAATTGGGAAATATTCTAATAGTTCTTGGCACAAATGAATTTACAGAAGGTTATGTTGATGCTTCAATTTCACACGAACTTGCAATAGCAGATTATGGCGAGTTTTATTCTAAATTTGGAACACAATACGGATATGTTGAAAAGATAGTTGTTAATGAAGCTATAGGTGGTACTATACAAGTTGGAATGAAAGCAAGACAACCATCATCTGGATATGTGGGAACTATTGTAAGAACAGATAGTGCAAATGCAACTTTATATCTTTATAAATCACCAACTTCAAGTCTAGCAAGCACTTCTAAAAATTTGATTGTTGATACAAGCAGTAATACAACTCAGACATTCACTATCGTTTCTACAGAGATATATGCTGTACAATCGCCAGTGATTACTTTATCACAACCGTTGAATATTAGTGGTAAAGATGGAACAAATGTTGTAACCCAAAAGGTAAATACTGCAATAAAGGTAAAACCCCAGGGAATAAAAGTAAATGTTCCAAGGTCAGTGACAGTCACATCTTTAACGGCATCTAATATTGCTCTTGGCATTACATGGGCAGATGTTGGAACTACATTAACAAGTTATGATACAAGATTAAGAGCACTTGAGGCAATAGTTAAACCATAATGTTTTACGGAAGCAGTCCATATCTTCAACGAAAACTTCTAGGAATTCTTGGAGCAACTGGTGCTACTGGAGCAACTGGTGCTACTGGCGCAACTGGTGCTACTGGTTCTCAAGGATCAATTGGAAATACTGGTCCTGGTTTAACAGGAATGACTTATTCAAACGGAGCAATAATCCACACATATACTGATGGATCAAGCATTAGTGTTGAATCTCCAAATGGAATACAAGGATCTGATGGTGATTATTATATCTTTGCTGATGGTGAGAATATTGTAGCAGGAACTCCAGGAATATTTTCTGGATTATCTTTGAATACATCTCTACCTCAAGATAGAGATGGTATCTTCACAATATCAAGATTGAATATTCGTGGAATAACAACAAGTTCACAAAATAGTAATCTTACATTAATTGGAATTAGTAGTTCTGTAGAATCCAGGATGATAAATGTTCAATATAATTTATCAGGTCTTCCATATCTTGGATTGTGTGGTGGATCGGAAGGACAACTGGTTGTATTTCAGAGTGGAACCAGATTTGTTGGATTGACTGGCACAAAGTATAATATAGATGCAAAAACGGTTGACCTACAATCTCTAAATTATGGAGAAAGAGTTCAATTTGTAAGACCAATACTAAAAACATTATCCTCAACAACAGGAACAGATCAAAGGTATTTCTACTGGCCAATAGATTGCCAAAATGCCAATACATTTGTTTTAAATTCGTTTCAAGATCAACTTATAGTTGGAACTAAAACAGTTGCTCAGGTAGTTTTAATTAAGAATCCACCAACTGCTAATATAGCAAAAGCAATCACTATAGTTGTACCATCAGGAATCACTGGTGGATTGGTAACTAAATTTGCTGTTGCCGATGATGTATCTGGATTTACACTAAACGATGCCGATTTCTCTGTATCTTGGCCATTGACATATCCTCCATGCTTCACTAGTGGAATAGATGTGATAAATTCTGTACATTTTGATGGAATTTGGTATTCTAATTATGGACTATACAATTCAGGAACAAGTTCTGTTTCATGGAATACATCATATAGCGATTGCCCAGGATCATATAATATACCAGATCCAGACTATCCAGCCTATGATCCAGTTGGTCTTTGCTGTGTTGGTTGTAGTGGTGCATCCGCTTCATTTGTTGGCACACAATCATCTTGTCAATTGTTAATATCTCAAGGATTGGCACAATTCTTTGAAGGAAAAGATGGAACATATAGTGGATGCACATTCAATGATGCTCCTGTTGGAATTTGTTGTTATAAAAATGGAAATAATTCCACAATCAAACATCCAAATCTACTTAGATTGTGTGATTGTTTAAGACTGTCTAGAAATTCAAATGAACAACCATGGTCATATTGGCAACAAATAGATAGTTGTTGCAAGAATATAAATTGTGTAGATTGTGATGCTGCGTTTAACGATACTGGTGCTTGCTGCAATGGTGTTGGTGGATGTGAAAACAATACATCTCGCGCTTCGTGTGCTGACAGTGGAAAATATTGGCAAGGAAAAGGAACAGTGTGTCAATATTTTCCACCTAATCCACCAGATTTTCCTGCACCTATAGAGATCTGTAAAACAGGAACTGCTGGGTGTTGTGTGACAGGAACATGCTCAGATGTTTCTAGACAATCTTCTTGCTCTGGATTATATTATGGATGTGGTCATACATGCGGATCATTTGATTGCGTGGATAATCCACAAGTTATATGTCCTTCATGTCTTGATTCAAATCAAATATTCCAAGTTAAAAAATATAATTCTACTGGCAGTTTTATTGGATTTACTGAAGTCAAAATTGGTGATTTCTTTGCAGGTGGAATTGTTGCTGGTGTATTTAGTCCAAATGGAGCAACATGCTTAGGAAATAGATCTGCATTTGGTGGATTGTATGATGGATTACCTCTTGGTTCTTATACCGATGATGCGCTTAGAAATTCAATCACTGGACCATTAGTATTTAATGAATTAAATTCTGGAACTGAAAAAACATCAAGCGCATATAGAAGTGTGTATGATCCAATGGGATATGGATTTACTTTGCCAGAAGCACATCAATCCAACTGCGATTCATGGTTAATGATTGTTTCTCCGTGGCCTGCTAGAATACGAGAAGATTGGGATATAACTACTCATCAATTCACAGCAACACCATTTGTAGATTCTACTGTTTCACCAGATACAAGTATATTGCCAGCTGCAGACTTCGTACTAAATGAAATTGGCGAAAATCTAGTATACTCCAGAATAATTAATTTATTCACATGGAGTCATGGTGGAACATCACATTGCTTCACACTCGATGATAATTTAAATTCAATTTTTGATGGACAAGTATTATCTGAATCATGTGCATTCATTGGAACAGGGATTCGATCCGATGGTGCATATGGAACATTGCCTATACTAAAAAATGGAACTATGGGCAATACTTATTGGGGAAATGCTACAAGTTTTGATACATGTCCAGATGTAAATCTGTGTGTTGATTGTGAAGATTCCCCATTAGCAAGAACTAGTTTAGGAAGACCTTTCATATTTACCAGAAATACTGGATGGTGGTCAAGAAATTGGGGTCTATACAATTCTTGTAGATTGTTCGGTTCTGATGTTGCTGAATATTATCTCAGATCTGGAAATGGTATTGGTGGGCCACAATTTGCCAATCTTAAAACAATATTTGGTGCTACAGGATATGCTGGATTTACAGCAAATTTCTTTCATACAGGAACACCTACAGCAAAGACAACTATTGCTGAAGGAACTAGCGTATATAACAGATATTATTATTCTTCAGAACAAATGAAATCTGAAGGATATCCACAAGTATCAAGATGGTATGTTCCCAGCATAGACGAACTTTCATTCTTAGCAAAACAATGCGTAGATATAAATCTTCAAGAAAAACTATACAATTATGGAATAACTTATGGAATTCCTATTGGAAGTTCTTCCATAGGAGCAAATGGATATGTTTGGTCATCTACTGGAACATTTGATGAAGGTGTCACACGACAATACATTCAAGCAACTGGTGGATCGCCATGGCCAAATTCTGGAGAAAATGGATCAGAGGTAATATTACCATCCGATTCAAGATATGGGCAGATATTAACAAACCAATTTACCAAGGCGTGGGTATTGAAATTTCCAGAACATGATATTGACACACAATTACCACCATCTCCAAATTCGTTTAAAGTTAAAAAAGCACACGACTTTGACGATAAATATGAATTGAGATTGGTAAGACTTATTCGTTGTGATCAAAGATATTATGATAATAATTCACCTGAATTTTTAAGAAATAGAACATGGATGGTTCCCAGACTAACTGATGCTGCGGTATGCAATGGAACAAATCAAGAGATAGATGGAATCAATCCGCAGTACAGTTCTGCCAATTTTACTCTAGATCCACAGACATCCACTATATTCAGAAACGCAACATAATATGATTTACGGGTCATCCAGAATTGTACAAGTAGTATCGGGAAATGTTCCAGGGGCAACTCAAGGACCAACTGGTCCTACTGGGTTTACTGGTCCTACTGGTCCTACAGGGTCAACTGGGTCTACTGGAGTTCAAGGACCAATTGGTGCGGGAATTACTGGAGCAACTGCGATAGGTTCCAATGTTGTATTCTTTGGTAATGGACTCTCATTCTCATTTTTCGCCAGAGGAAATACTGGAGTTTCAACGGGAGATGAATATTATAAAGTGAACGGTTTAGGTGTCAATACCGAAAACAAATCAACAAACATAATATACACATCTCAAGAAGATTATTATCCAGCAAATAATGATATTGTTAATTTTAAATCATTTAGACTATCTGGTGGACTTGGTGCGACATTTGTTGGAATGAGTGCGGATGCTGGAACTGTATTTTTGTTTGGAGCAACGGTTTCAGATTCTCAGATACCATTTGGAAATACAGGAGAAATTCTGTATATAAACAGCAATGCTGGATTTGGAACAGGAACACTAAAAGCAGCTGCTGCTCCAAATACAAGTTTCACTCCAAGCACCCAACAATTAATAATTGATCAAGTATTTTCAAGAGAATCTATATTTAAAAATAAAAACTGGTCAACAATTGGAACTATTCCATTTAGATTCAACAATAGTATTCCATTTTCATATTATGGTGGATTGACTACTGATACATTTGGTAAATCTGTTGTAGAAAATAATATTTTACCAAAATTTATATTTGAAGTTGGTTCCAGATATAAACTCGCAAGTCCAGTTGATAGTATCTCGCTTGGTCAGAAAATATTCTTAGGATTTACCAGTGGATCTACATTTGATACAATCACTTTCATTAATTCCACAGGAATATCATACACCAATACATATCTTCCACAAAATGTGACTAGAGATAAAATAGGATCTTGTTGTTACTGTAAGACGAATGTGACAGGTCAGGTTTGTTTAGATTATGTTTCTCAAGATTATTGCAATGCTATTTCTGGTGTATTTGGAGCAAGTGCTTGTGTTGAGAGATCCACAAGTTCAGATTGCTATTCTGAAGGTGCTTGTTGTGTATATGATCCAGAAACAGAAAGCGTTCGTTGCCTCAACACAACCGCTGCGCGATGTGAACAGTTTGGTGGAGTATTCAATGAAGCAAAGACATGTAGTTCTGTATGGGTAAATGGGCAATTATTCACATGTCCAACAAATTTATGTAATAGTGGTGGAGCACAAATAGGAAAATGCTGTGTTAATGGAAGATGTTACAATCTATCTAGCGGAGATTGTGCGTCTATTGCAGGATCTGTATTTGTTGCTGGACAATTATGCACATCTGAAGAAGGTGATTCTGTTTGTTGTTCTGTAAGTTATGATCTAAAGGGTGCTTGCTGCACGGGTAGCAATTGTATAGATGATGTTCTGCCTCAAAATTGCAATGGAATCTATCAAGGTGCTGGAACAAAATGTAAAGAGGTCAATTGCTGCGGGTATTCATTCTCCGATGATTATTTCAAGGGAGCATCTGGAACTAAAAATGCATGTAAAGCATTAGGAGCAGATCAAATTTATTCGTGTCTTCAACCAGGAGATAAACTTGGTGGTGGATATTTTGTAGGATTCGTAGGTATGCCAAATCCTTGCGATTCATTCCTTTCGCCATCCTTGGCATTTGGTGAACCACTTGAATGTATGATCTATCCAAGAGGTAGATTGGAAAATGTTCCAAGTTGGTATCTCAAGACATGCAAGGGAATAACAGGAAATGATAATACAGGATCTATTGAATACTTTGCACGAACATATCCAAAGATTCTTCCAAAGAATGCATTGGATTCTCGCTGTATGCTCAAGGCAGGAGCACCATTTGTTCAACAAGCATATGCATTGAATGGAGTTGTTTGGCCATCAGAATTGATGTTTGAGGGTGGAACAAATTATTCCGCAAATCGTGGAGCATTCTCGTATTCATTAGTTGGTTCAGGTCTAGCAGTAGAATACTTAGATCAGAATAATGAAACATTATACAAATATCTCTCACAAAGAGTCTATGGAGAATCAGATATTCATATTCTTTGGGCATTGATAATTGGACCAGAGGATGTTGAAGTTTCTACAACACCAAATGGAACAGATGGTGGATCTAGACTTCTCAGTTGGGGAATGATGCAAGGAGCACATAAACCTGGAGTGACTGGTGTTCCATTGGATATAGTGCTGGAAGAAATTCCAACCTATCCAGTAGATGGATTACTCAATACAAGAATTCACGATTCGTCTTCAAAGAATAAACCAGAATATTGGTTCAGAGGAACTGGAACTACAGATGCAAAAGCATATATGCGCTTCTCATTTGGAAATGGTCCAGCATGGACATCAAGTGTTAGAGAATCTCAAATTACAACAAACATAAATTCATTTAAAGAAGCATATACTGAAATGTGGAATAATAAAAATCCACTATCCTCTGCTATAAGACAAATTTCTAATATAAATGAATCTGGTCTTTATGGACATAATGATTGGTACATTCCTAGCATCATTGAATTGAACTACATCTACAATAATCTTCCACAACTAAATGCCGCATTTGCGGTCAATGGCGATCAACTATTGTCGGGAAGCGAATATTGGAGCTCAACAAGTGTTACTCGTCTCAAGAGTTGGAGTCCTTTTGTTCCTCTTGATAAAGATCAATATGTTTTAGAAAATATTGATCCCCAAATAGAACCATATCTTTCTGACAATAGGTTAACAAGTAATAATATTAATTTCTTCGCCAATGAAGATGAAGCATATAAATTCACAATGGCAGTTGCTAATGGACAGAAAATGCTCACGCAGGTATTTGATGGCAATTCTACTACTGAAGGTATGATCAAATCCCAAAATAGAAATGCTAGAGTTGCTAATCTAAGACCAGTTAGACGAATTCCTTTAGTGGTTACTTGTAATAATTTCTACTATAGTGCATCTATTCTAAATAATTATTGGTCATCAGGATCTACAGGATGTGCGTCTTGTCTTGACATTGTAGAAGGAATGTGTACATGAGTAATAGTCCAATAACTAATATAATATCTGTAGGAAAAACTGGATCAGTAGGACCAGTTGGTTCTACTGGTGCTACTGGTAATAGAGGAAATACTGGTAATGGTGGTATTACTGGAGAACGAGGAATACACTTTTTAAGTTCTCGCGGATTTGCGAACGGAATAACATTAACATTCTCTGATTTAAGTACAATTGCTGTAAATGGGGCTTTCAGAGGAACAACATTTATTGATAAGACTTCTGGATTAGTTCAAGGATCAAATACAGCATCAAGTTCCTTCCTTACACAATATGGATTATTTTCCGCTGTAAATGGTGGAACATTTCAATTTAAAGGATTGTGTGCTTATGGTTCACTAAGAGCATCTTTAACTGGACCAGCAAATGAATATATTTCCATTGATACGATCTATTGGGGTAAAGATCTTATAGGAAATTATGATGCTGGTACAATGACTCCTGGAAGATTAACATTTCTAGGAACTCCAACAGTAGTTAATGGTTCTGGAATCACACATACTCAATTAAATAGCGATAATATTAGTTTTGGTCATACTGGTACATTTAATTTTCAAAACACATTTTTTAGTTCTGGAACATCAGATGATACAAGTTACAACTTAAATGCTGGAGCAAAAGTATCTACTATTGGACCAATTCGTAAAGGAGCATTTTCAGGATTAACTGGAAATAATCCAATTGGTGGAGTTGGGACCACGCAGGGAATATACATTGACGCAAATTCTGCTGGCGCATTCATTCTTCATACACCAATTGGAATACGAGGAATCAGCGGAAATTTCAATTCAAATGAAGTTGATTCAATAACACTAGTAATTGATTCTGATGATGTGTGGAAATTTCCAGAAAATATTTACTTTGAACCAGATGAAAACTATCTTTCTTGTGGTAAGAATATAATTGGACTCATGACATATGATGGTGGTGAAACCTGGTTGGCAACTGTATCGCATCGTGGTCATGGTGTGGCAGATGTAAACAGAGCATGTATTCCAGGATATTTATTTGGTTCTTGCTGTTATAATAATCCAGATGGTACTCTTGAATGTTTGGATTATACTTCTCGTTCAACATGTGATAAATTATTTGGAAATTTTAGTCCAGCGAAGTCGTGTGAAGATTCATGTGGTGGCGAAAACGGAATTTGTTGCTCAAATGGTAAATGTTTAGGTGAAATTACTGTTGCTTTATGTGATCAATTTGGTGGTCAGTATTGGAGTGGACTCAATTGTACAGACTACACTGGAAATTTGAATTACCCAATTGGCGAACTAAGTTCAGATCAACTAAAAGAGCAAGGAAGTTTTTGTTATAATAACTGTAATGATACTCCAGTTGTTTGCTGTAAGGATGGTCAATGTTTAGGAAACTATACAAGAGTTCAATGTGAATTGATTCTTGGTGGTAGATCATTGACCGCTGCGTCTTGCTCTGAAGCAGATTGCTGCGATTATGGGACAATTAAGGGTGCTTGTTGTAAATGTAATTCTGTTAATGGAATTATACAATACGAATGTATACCCGATTTATCTCCATCAGCTTGTAAATCTCTTGGTGGGTCTTTCATGGGTCCAGGAAAACAATGCAATGAGGTAAGTTGTGGTTGTGTTTGTGGACCAATTGGACCCTCTGGACCATCTGGACCCTCTGGACCATCTGGACCCTCTGGACCTAATGACGCTATTGGAATTTGTTGCAAAAATGGAACATGCCTACCAAATATTGGAAGCAAAGCAGAATGTTCTGCCGCATGTGGAAATTGGTTAGATAAAATTTATTATGATCAACAAGTACCCACCCCAGGTAGTTATCAGTTTGGATCAGACCCAAACGACTGTGAATTCTGTGCGTTACACCGACCTGTTATGGTTTTATCGCAATTTTTAATCCCTGGCGATTGCAGTCCTTTTATTCAATTTCTAAGATTTTCTATGTCTATTGGCGATAGCAGTTGTGCAGTGTACCCCGAGTTAGATTTATTCATCGCTGACCCTGGTGACCAAAGACCTCCAATAACTACTATTAATACACCTAGTGATGATCTTAATATGACAGGTGCTAACATAGCCTTGATTTCTGATCTATTCTTCAACATATATGGTGTTACAATTCCCTTAAGGTCGGCAGTAGGTGTAAGACAACAACTAATTGATTTAATGTCTTGTCCTCTCTCAACTGAAAATTTAGAGATTATAATTGAACTTGGAGATAGAATGTTGAAGGCCTGGCTCGAAGCTGAGTGGATTATAAATGGATGGACTCCTTGCTCACAGAAGTGTTGTACATGTGAGGGTGAGAACCCTACGGCGCCTGGTTTACCTTTTTGTCTACCAATTGGTGACGACCGAATGACTGTTCGCAACCTTTGTCAATACAGAGACATATGTCTTGATCTAGGGATTGCCAATGACGCGATGGGTAATCCAGGTTGTCAGTGCGGTGGTCCTGAGAATACTGGAGATTCACCTTGTGGAAAGCCAATTGCTGAAAGACTGAATTGTCCTTCATTGGACCACCCTGATTCTGAATATTGTAATTGGTCCGAAATCAATACTTGTCAGTGTTCAAATTCAGGTCTTACTGATGATCTAATTAAGAGTGTAAAGATGTATCTAAATAGTACAGATTATGTTTGTGTTCCTGTTTCATATACAGATTTCTCAGGTTACGAACTCTGCGACGGGGAATCCTAATGTCTTCAGTACAGTTTAGATCAAGAATAAAACCAGCATTTGACTACTCAGATAAACTGAATAGTTATGGTGTTTGTTGTGGGACTACAGGTGCAGACAATAAAACAATAAAATCGTTTACTGAATGTTTTAATGAAGGTGGATATTTTATTCCTACACTAGATGGAAACGCTGACAGTGTTTCATGTCCAGATAGAGATACTCGTCTTGGATGTTGTTGTGCGTGTTCGTATGTAACTCCAGGAGAATTAAATCAAGTACCTACTTTGGATAGCGAGGGAAACACATCAACTCCATATCTTGCATCGGGAACAACAAGTAATGTTTCTAAATGCGAATGTGACCGAGTGAATGGAAAATGGACAGAAGGAACTTGTCCAATATTGACAGCAGATACTTGGCAAACTCAATGTTTAAACTCAAGCAGATTAGATGCTAGAGCACCAAGATCTTGTTGTCATTTAGAATTTGATGAAGATACAGGTTGGCCAACTTCTATTACATGTAAAGATGTTTGTTCTAGTAGAGATTGTGCGCTTTTGGGAACTGAAACATATCCATCGGTGTTTGGAGACAATAGATGTACTACACCGCTCCGAGAAGGCGATCAAACTACAACATGTATTGATTCACCGTATTATTCATATATGCTTACAAGGTCTTCATTATATGAAGGATTTGTAATGGGGTCTTGTTATATCTTGGAAGATAACAATGGATCTTTAGAATATTCGTGTTCTATAACACCACAAGCATCGTGTGCTGGATATTGGATCGAAGATCAGGATGAAAACAATTCTTTCTGTACTTCAAGTTTTCAACCAATCAATCCACAAAAAATATCAGGAAAATATCAAGTCCAAACGATGGGTCTTACAGCATTTAATAATTTAGGATTGACTTCTGGAGACACATTTCAAGGTGGAATTTATATTGGAATATTCAAACCACCAGTATTAAATGGTAAAAGCAGTGAATTATATGGAAATTTAAGTTTTGCAAATCCAACATTGACAAACATGTATGCCGATTCTGTCGGAGGTACTGCTTCACAGTGGGCATTGATTGTAAATGAAACTAAATATTCTGTACCATTTATAACAGCAAATGAAATTGATGTAGACTATACCACTTCACTGTGGGATGGATATTACAATACTTATGGAGATGGAGTATTCAATGGAATTAATAATGCTCTGACCAATACAATTAGATACGCTGATAGGGGAGGATTTATTGATTATTATCTACCATCAATATATGAATTGTATTTCTACAATGCCTATCTTTATAGAAATACTAAAAATATATCTGGAAATGTAATGTCGTCTTCCATATTCAATACTAAATACTTAAACAAGACCACACAGAAATCAAAGATATCTGGAAAAGGATTTGTGTATGGAGTGGGTATGAGTATCAATTATAGTGTAAATTATAAAACTTTACTTATAGAAAAAACAAATACAGAGAGTGCTTTATTTTTTAGAAGAATCGTATTACAATAAGGATTTTTTATCATGGGATGTAATTGTAAAAACAAGAATACTGGTGGGGAACAACCACCCCAAGAACCCGCTCGCGCAGCAGCACCTGCGGATATCGTTTTCCGTTCAGAACAAGCAATTCCTCAGGGGGGATTAAAACAAAAATTGACCATGATGCAAAGCTTTGCCATGGCGATTACCTCTCGTGGAATGAACAACGAAAAGGTCACAAAACCAATCAAACAACTTCGGGTTTTAAGTTGCTTTGGCAATCAGGGTCAGGGTGGGGTACTACCACAATGTGAACATCTAAAGAAAAGTACAACAGACGGTAAGTTTTTCTGTGGTGGATGCGGATGTGGTGACCGTAAAGGTACATGGTTGACTCCAGATGATCCAGAATACAGTAAACTGGATTATCCAAAGTTAAACTGCCCATTACAGATGCCTGGATTTACAAATTATGAAAAGGCAAAACCAGATGAATCTGCATCTCCAATAACAAGAAGATATTACATTGAACAGTTGCCATATAGAGATATAGAACACATAAAAGTAACTACGCACGAAGTGCCTATACAACCACCAGAAGTTTTAAAATAAACAAAAAAACTCTCCTTATAAATAAAGTAAGGAGAGTGTTTTAATGTCTTCAGTAAACGCACCAAATTCAAGAGAAACGCTTATAGAACATGCTCTTCGTGCTCTCGGGCATCCCGTAATCCAAATAAATGTAGATCAGCAACAATGCGAGGATCGTCTTGATGAAGCATTGCAATATTTTACCACCAGACACTATGATGGTGTTATAAAAATGTTTTTCAAGTATCAAGTAACTCAGACGGATCTGGATCGCGGGTTTATAAATGTTTCGGATATTCAAAACCCAGCTAGCGATCCCAATGGACCCGATGGCACTAATATTGTGTCTGTTGTTAAGATATTCAGATTCGGCACTCTTTCTGGTGTTAATATGTTTGATGTCAGATATCAGTTGGCATTGACCGATTACTTTGGAATCAATCGTGGGTTGAACGGAAGTTCATCAACTCCTCTTGCTGGGTATCAAGCGACTATGTCTTACATCAGTCTTCTTGAACAATTTTTTAGTCCAGAGAAGTCATTAAGATTCAATAAAGTAACAAATAAAATCTATGTGGATGCTTTTAGTCAAGATATAGATGCTGGTGGATATTTAATAATTGAATCATATGCAGAACTAGACCCAGATGTGTATACTAAAATTTATGATGATCGCATGGTGAAGAAGTATGTCATTGCTTTGATTAAAAAGCAATGGGGTGCAAACATGTTGAAGTATGATGGTGTTCAACTTCCAGGCGGCATCACTTTCAAGGGACAACAGATATATCAGGATGCCATGGCAGAGATTGTTGCGATAGAACAAGAGTTTGAAAGATCATACGAACTACCGATAGATTTCATGATTGGATAAAAAATGGCAACAAATCCATATTTCAACGAATATATCGGAGAACAAGATCTACTCATTGACTTGACGGTTGAAACCATCAAGGCTACGGGTAGAGATATGATTTATATACCTAGAGAATATGTCAATAAAGATGTTATCTTTGGAGAGGATGTGCTATCGCAATTTAAGGACTCTTATACAATTGAAATGTACATTCAGTCTGTTACATCTTTCGGTGGACAGATGAACATCATCAATAAATTTGGTATCAACATTACTGATAAAGTAACTCTACAAGTAGCAAAAAGAAGATTTGATGAAGAAGTGGTTGCTAGAGACTCAACCATCACACATCCACGCGAAGGCGATTTAATCTATTTTCCATTCAATAAAAGTTTGTTTGAAATAAATTATGTTGAAGATAAAATGCCATTTTTCCAATTTGGAATTCTGACAACCTATACACTCACATGCGAACTCTTCACTTATTCTTATGAAACAATAAACACTGGTATTGCTACTGTAGATGAAGTAGAAGAAAAGAGAAAATACAATATGTACGAATTCCAAATTTCAGGAGCTCCAATTACGGGATCTATAGTATTTAAACGAGGAGATACTGTTTATCAAGTTTATGGAGTAACTGGTGCTGGAGTCACATACTCTAATGCTACAGCGGAAGCAACACTTGTTGAAATTACAGGAGCATATGCGTATATGAAAGGTATAAGTGGAATATTTGCAACAGGTCCAAGTGGTATACAATCTGTCAAGAATACAACTACAGGAACAGAATATTACCTACTGAATTACAATACAACAAATGTGAATCTTTCAGTTGACCCAATTGCTGGAGTTAATGAGATTGAAAATGATATCTACGCAGAAGCAGCGGACAACGAACTTAATTTTAGCAGAGATAATCCATTCTCAGAGGAATGCTCATAATGTTTAAGGTAGGTCAATCATATTATAATGAATCCATTAGAAAGGTAGTTTTAACCTTTGGTTCTATATTTGAATCTGTGTATATTACTCGTTATAATGTAGATGGTACAGAAAAAGAAAAAATACGAGTTCCTTTGAGTTATGGAAGCAAGGAAAAATTCTTCTGGAGACTGTCGCAAGAGAGCAGTCTGTCAAAGAATAGTAGAGTTGAAATTGTTCTTCCAAAAATGGGATTTGAAATTACAACATTGATTTATGATCCAAGTAGAAAATTAAATAGAACTTTACAACGAACAAATATTGTTGATGGAAGTGTTTTGAAAGCATATGCTGAAGTTCCTTATATTATAAATTTTGCTCTCTATGTTTTTACCAGAAACATGGATGATATGTTACAAGTCATTGAACAAATAGTTCCATATTTTGCTCCAGACTACACAGTAACTGTAAAGATGAATAATTTGAATGAAACTGTTGATATTCCATTCGTATTAAATAGTGTAAATATAGATGAAAATTATGAAGGAACTTTTGATACAAGACGATCTCTTATAAGTTCATTTGATTTTTCAGCAAAAACTTACATCTACCCAAATATTTGTGGTGGAACTGGTGGACTGATCTTGAGAACTGATATAAACATGTATGATGGTGAAGAAGTTGCTGGAAGTGAATACTGGGGTGATGTTGGATATACTGGTGATTATATTACAGGTTCAAGTACTGCTGTGCCTGGAGAGTGGCCATGAGTGACGAAAAACTAACAGCAGAAGAAAAGTTATCTGAGGTTCTGGACATAGAAATTTTGCCCAAGGAAGAACCAAAGACTATAGTTCAATCTGAAATCTTCATAAAAGAAGTAAAGATAAAACGAAAAGACCAAGTGCGACAGGATTATGATTCTGCTCGTAAAAATATGAAAGAACTCATAAATCGTGGATTTGAAGCTCTAGATGGAGTTATGAGGGTAGCAGAGGCGGGCGATTCTCCTAGAGCATATGAGGTCGCCTCTATTCTTATGAAAACTGTAAGTGAGATTAACACCGATCTAATGGGTATTCACAAAACTACTGCGGAAGCATTAGGCGTAAATAAAGTCGTAAAGACCACCACAAATAATTCAATATTTGTTGGATCTACTCGCGATCTTCAAAATATTATTAATCAGTCTCGTAGTCAATTGAAGGCGATACCAACCGAAGAAGTGGAATATGACAGCTAAAAAAGATGGTTATCTTGGTAATCCAAATTTAAAACCCGTAGGTGTGCAACAACAATTCACACCAAATCAGGTAAAAGAATATATTAAGTGTGCAGCAGAACCTGCCTACTTTGTGGAAAAATATGTAAAGATTGTAGCAGTAGATAAGGGTCTTGTTCCTTTTGCAATGTATAACTTTCAGAAAGACCTTATTGATATACTACATCATAATAGATTCGTAATAGGAAAGTTACCTCGTCAGGTAGGTAAGACTACCACCGTAGGTGCTTACCTTTTACATTATGTTCTATTCAATCAAAATATGAATGTTGCAATTCTTGCAAACAAACAATCTACTGCCATTGAAATTTTAGGCAGAATTAAGATGGCATATGAATATTTGCCTAAGTGGTTGCAGCAAGGCGTAATTGAATGGAATAAGGGTTCTATTGTTCTGGAAAACGGATCAAAGATTCTAGCAAGTGCCACCTCTTCGTCTGCAATCCGTGGCGGTTCATTTAATTGCATCCTGCTCGACGAATTTGCCCACATTCCTACCCAAATTGCTGAAGAGTTCTTCACCTCAGTGTATCCAACCATCACTTCTGGTCAATCTACCAAGATGTTCATCATCTCCACCCCAAACGGTCTTAATATGTTTTATTATTACTGGAAGGGTGCTATAAACAATCAAAATGGTTATGTGCCATTTGAAGTTCATTGGAGTCAGGTTCCAAAATATCCAGGTGGTCCACTCAGAGATGATAAGTGGAAAGAGGATATGATAATCAAGACTTCCGAGAAACAGTTTGAACAAGAGTTCGAATGTGACTTCTTGGGCAGTTCCAATACTTTGATATCATCTGCTAAATTACACACTTTGGTATATAACAAACCAATTTTAAGAACCAAAGATGGAATGTGTGTATATCAGGAACCACAGAGAAAAGACCCCGATGTGGAAAAATCTCAGGATCATCTTTATTTTATAACTGCCGATGTCGCAGAAGGTCAAGGCAAAGACTATACCGCTATGACCGTAATAGATGTAACTGAATTCCCATACAGGGTAATTGCCACCTATAAAAACAATACAGTATCACCCCTTCTATTCGCATCAGTTCTTAGAACAGTTGCCAAGAAGTATAATAACGCATATGTTCTAGTTGAGATTAATAGCATAGGCACGGAAGTTGCCAATATATTACACACCGATCTAGAATATGAAAATATAGTTAAAACCACCATGATGGGTAGAAAGGGTCAAATTATTACAGAGGGATTTGGTCCTGGAAAAAAGATACAGATGGGTGTTAAAACTTCAGTATTGACTAAAAAGGTTGGATGTCAAGTACTAAAGAACATGATTGAAGAAGATAAACTCATTGTTGAAGATGCCGACATTATCTCAGAATTTACAACATTTATCTCCAAAAAACAAAGTTTTGGAGCAGATGAAGGACATAATGACGACTTAGTGATGTGTTTAGTTTTATTTTCATGGGCGACTCGTCAACAGTATTTCAAGAATTTGACCGATATGGATGTTAGACTTGCGATGTATCAGCAAGATATTGAGAAAATTGAAGAAGATATGTTACCTTTTGGTTATTTTCTTGACGGAATCGAAGATTTTGAAGATGAGGCAGAAGACAAAAAATGGGGTATGTCTTCAGAAAATTGGCTTATAACAGATAAAAAAAATTATAACTTGCCATGGGATTCGTATAAAAAATAGTTTAGGGCATTTAAAATATTAAAAGTAGAATTTAACTACATATAAATAGCAACTTAAACCAAGGAGAGAAGAACATGCCAAGACCAAATATAAGTTTTAGAGTAAATGATGAATCTATGGTGGTTCCGATCACTGAAGGATTTTCCACAACTATTGGTGCTGTATACAACCCAACACTCAGTATGAAATCGTTAGCAGGAAACACAAATGAAAGAGATCTAGGATACTATTTAGTACCTAATATTTCTGACTGGTATGGTCGGTTAACTGACTTTATCATCAGAACAGACGGTGGACTTTCAGCATCATCAGGAATCACATTTTATAGTCCTGGATATTGTGCTTCCACTTATCTAAATGGATTATATGCTGGCACTGGAATTTGTGGAGGATTCTCTGCGGAATGGTGGGCAATAAACAACTTTCTTCAATACGGATCAGCCTGCTATGTTGGATTCGGAAATGGATTGGCAGGAGTAACAGCATTCTATAATATAGGATTTGATGTTATGTTTCAAGGAGCACCAGGAGGACTTTATCCAACAGCAGTGACAACTGTAATTGATGTTAAGTCTAGCACAGATCAACCAGCAATTGGTGTTCTTGGCCTAACTTCTTCTGCTAACGCATTTACTACAGCTCCAACTAAACCAGCAACAAATAAAGATTACACCATAGTCTATGGTGAAAAATTACATTTAGACACTACAGGGTTGTATACAATTGAAACTTCGCTTGCTCCAGATGTTGCTGGGTGTATAGTTCGCACAGATAGAGATTTTTATCCATGGTTCTCACCAGCTGGTGCTAGAAGAGGAAGAATCCTCAATGTTCTTCGTTTAAAGAGAGCACTTTCTCCAATTGAACAAGATATTCTCTACGATGCTGGAATTAATCCAGTTGTAACTTTTGCGGGAGAAGGAACAATTCTCTTTGGAGATAAGACAGGAGAACCTGCAACATCTTCGCTGTCGAGAATAAATGTTTCAAGACTGTACATGTACATCAAAAAGGCACTAGCACCAGTTGCTCGCTCTATACTTTTTGAGCAAAATGATGCTGTAACTCGCTCTGGGTTTAAGATTGCTGCCGAAGGATTCTTAGATAGAATTGTTGGACAACGAGGTATTACAGAGTATAGAGTAATTTGTGATCAGTCCAACAACACACCAGCAGTAGTTCAAGCAAATTACTTTGTTGCTGATATTTTAGTTAAACCAATTACTTCTATTAATTATGTCAGAATAACCCTAACAAATAAAGATCTGTCAGCAGTATTACCATAAATAGAAAAAGAGGTAAATTAGAATGGCAAGTTTAAACGAATTCAGAAGTAACTTTTTTGGTGTAAGACCAAATCGTTTTATGGTCCAAGCGAATTGGCCATCGGGGGTTCCATCACCTCCAAATGTTAATGACCTCTTCATTTATGTTAAAGGTGCGGATTTACCAGGTTCTACCATAGGAACCATAAATGTCGCTTGGCAAGGCAGAGTAATTAAGTTCTCAGGTGAACGAAATTATTCCGATTGGGTTATAAATGTTTACGATTCCAATGTGCCAACAAAGGATCTAAGAACGGGATTTGAGCGTTGGATGGAAGTAATGGATGGTAGAAATACTCACCAAATTAATTATAACTTGGTAAGTGACTGGATCATTCGTTATAGCGATGTAACAATTGGTGAACAATCTACTCCGTCAAACACTCAAAGTCCAAATAATTTTAATAAAGCAGTTAAATTGAAGAATTGTTTCCCAACAGATATTGGTCCAATTACATTGAACTATGATGTTGCCGATACATTCAGTGAATTTACAGTACAACTTGCGTATGATTATTGGGAACCAGTGGATTCGTGATTTATAAGGATTAATAAATGGCATTTGATATTTTTGGTTTTTCTTTTGGCAGAAAAGATGAGGGATTATTCCCAGATGGTGGGTTGACGGGTTCATCTCCGTCAACCCTATCTTTTACTGCACCTGAAAATTATGATGGAACGCAAGTACTTGAAACAGGTGGATTTATGTCCTCTGTTTATGACTTTGGCGGTTCTTTCATAGATGAAAATTCTTTGGTACGGCAATACCGTGGTATGTCGCTTTATCCAGAAGTTGATATGGCAATTGAAGATATAGTAACTCAAGCAATAACTTATGATAAGCAAAACATATCACTTAGATTAGATTTGAACAATACTGAATTGTCTGATAATATTAAATCCAAGATTAATTTAGAATTTATCAATATTTTGAAACTGTTAGATTTTAAGAACAGAGGATATGATATTTTTAGAAGATGGTATGTGGATGGACGAGTATATTTTCAAAATATTATTGATATGGAACATCCAGAAAAAGGCATCCTTGAACTTAGAGCAATAGATCCTATAAAGATCAGAAAAATCAGAAAAGTTCAAAAGGAAATAAAAAGAGTAAACAATACTACTGTTCCTATTGTTAAGAAAGTGGAAGAATATTTTGTATATACTGATTTTGAAATGAGTTCTGTAGCAACTTCAGCAACATCAAATGTTGGTGTTAAGATTGAAGTTGATGCAATCACATACGCACATTCAGGATTGGTTGACCAGACCTCTAAGAGAATCGTAGGATTCTTACACAAGGCAATTCGTCCATTGAACATGCTTCGTCAGACCGAAGATGCGATGGTCGTATATCGCCTCGCTCGCGCTCCAGAGCGTAGAGTGTTTTATATTGATGTAGGAAATCTGCCTAAACAAAAGGCAGAAGAATACATTAAGACTCTGATGACTCGCTATCGTAATAAACTTACATACGATTCTGCTACAGGAGACATCAAGGATCAAAAAAACCATATGTCAATGTTAGAAGACTATTGGTTGCCTCGTAGAGAAGGTGGTAAGGGAACTGAGATTCAGACTCTTCCAGGTGGACAAAATCTTGGAGCAATGGAAGATGTTGAATATCTTCTGCGTAAGGTATACCGAGCACTCAATGTTCCACTGACCCGAATGGAAGTTCAAAGCGGATTCAATCTTGGTCGCAGCAGCGAAATCACAAGAGATGAAGTTAAATTCTATAAGTTCATAGAGCGTCTTCAGAATAAATTTAGCAATATGTTCATAGACATTCTCAAGAAGCAATGTATTCTTCGTGGAATTCTAACTCCAGAAGATTGGAAGAATATATATCAAGATATCAACATAGTTTATAGCAAGGATTCATATTTTACCGAACTCAAGGAAAATGAAATTCTTAATGAACGAGTTAATATGTTGAATGTCCTTGGAAATTATAATGGCATGTTCTTCTCAACGAATTATATTAGAAGAAACATTCTAAAGCAGACAGATGAAGAAATAGCAAAAATGGATATAGAAATTGAACAGGATAGACAAAAGCAGTTACAACAACAACTACAAATGCAGCAAATGGGTCTGGACCCACAGCAAGAAAAATAAAATAATATATAAATTAGGAGAACCCCATGTCAAATAGCAAACAAATTATAGAATCACTTTTTGCCGACGATCTATACACAGCAAAAAAAGCAATCACCGAAGTACTCACTAGTAAAATGGCACAAGCATTAGAAGAAAAATTAATTGATTTTGCGCCAGAAGTTTTCAATGAAAGCTCAAAACCAGATTTCCTTGATCTTGATAGAGATGGAAATAAAACAGAACCCATGAGAAAAGCAGCCAGGGATAAAAAGAAAGTGGGTAAAAGAGTCAATATGAAAGAAGATATTGAAGATCTTGCTGAAGATTTTGAAAATCAACTTAAGTCATTAGTTGAAGAAATTGAAGAAGAAACTGGTGAACAATTATCTGAAGAAGAAATTATTGATATTGCTAATATGCTTATTGATATGATCGCTGAAGATCATGTTGATGGTGACGAAGATCACGACGATGATGAAGACGATGACGACGATGATGATGACGAAGACAATGACGAAGACCAACCAACTGCAACCAATTATCGTCTTGGGACTAATTCCGAGTATTGAATAATTCAGAAAGACTTCCATGAAACTAATCACAGAAACCGTAGAAGATGTAGAATCCATCGTTGAATCCAACGAAGCGGGTGCTAAGACATATAAGATTCGTGGGGTCATGATGGAAAGTGATACCCAAAATAGAAATGGTCGTATCTATGAAAATAGAATATTAATCAAAGAAACTAGACGATATGTTATAGAATATGTAAATAAAAATAGAGCAATGGGTGAATTAAATCATCCATCTGGTCCAACTGTCAATCTTGATCGCGTTTCCCACATGATTGAATCCCTTAAGGAAAATGGAAAACAGATAATCGGGGAAGCAAAGATTATTGATACTCCAATGGGAAATATTGTTAAGAATCTAATTGATGCTGGTGCTAAACTAGGGGTATCTTCTAGAGGCATGGGAAGTTTGGAAAAACGCAATGGTGTAAATTATGTTAAGGAAGACTTTACTCTCGCAGCAATAGATATTGTTGCGGATCCATCAGCACCAAATGCGTTTGTAGATGGCATTCTTGAGGGTAAGGAATGGATCTGGAACAATGGAATTTTAATTGAATCTGATATTGCCCATTACGAAAAACAATTAAAAAGAACATCAAATCGTAAACTAGAAGAAACTGCTATAAACTTATTTTCTGATTTTCTGAGAAGAATATGAATAATAATAAAAAACTATTATCGGAAGAAGCAATATCTGCAATAAGATCTAGAATTCCTACTATGTCAAAGGACATTCATGAAGGAATAGTCAGTGATATTGCGGGTCTTGCCAGAGTTGCAGGAAGTGCAGTCGCAGCAGGTGCTAGAGTTGGAGCAGATGCGCTTGCTAGAGGTACTGGAACTGTAGCAGACGCTGCATTGAGAGGCACTAGAACTGTAGCAGACGCTGCATTAAGAGGTACTGCGGTTGGAGCAGCTGCGGTTGGTAGAGGCACTAGAACTGTAGCAGACGCTGCATTAAGAGGTACTGCGGTTGGAGCAGCTGCGGTTGGTAGAGGCACTAGAACTGTAGCAGACGCTGCATTAAGAGGCACTAGGGTTGGAGCAGCTGCGGTTGGTAGAGGCACTAGGGTTGGAGCAAGAGGTGCATGGAGAGGCACTAAGGCTGTAGCTAGAGTTGTTGGCAAAGATATTGCTAAAGATATAATTTGGGGTGGTATTAAGGCAGGAGCAGCAGAACAGGCTGCTATCGTTGCAGCACACACACATCAAGAATTAAATAGACATCAGCATATTCTTGAACAAACTTATGCTCAAAGACTGGGAATGAGTCATGCAGCTCTACGAAATATATTGGCAAATGCTCCAGATCAACAACCAATTGCTCCAAATTTATTCATTCCTTTGCCGCGCGGAGTAAGTGCCAGAGATTTGAAAACGGATTTTGATCAAAAGCGTAGTTTATGGAATGCCAAAGTAGATTTATCTCATTCAATTGCTGGTATTCACGCAGCAGATCCAGAGTTACGACGAACAGCAAATTTTGTAAATGCATCGCGACGATCATTAGCACGAACAGCAAATATACAACACCAGGAACCTTGGTGGACAAATCCACAGGCATATAACAGAGTATGATAAAACAAAAAATACTTAAAAACAGAAATCTTCTAAATAGACAAATAGACAGTGTAAATATTAATTCATCTAAATACTTTTAAACAATATGGAGAACCACATGGCAGATAATAACCCATACGCAGAATACTCATCAACAAAACTTTATATGGACGCTACTGGAAAGGGAGCAAAGATAGCAGAACCTATTGCTAATCCAGCAAACTCAGCAGTCGCAAGACACACAGGAGCCCCTATGACTGGAGCAGCAAATCAATTACAAGACGATTATCTTGAAAGTTTGTTCAATGGTGAAAACTTAAGTGAAGAATTCAAACTTAAGGCAGAAACCATTTTTCAAGCAGCAATCAATGAAAAAGTTGCTATAATTGAAAATAACATCCTTGACGCAGCAAAAGAAATAATTCAAGAAAACGCACAGAATCAACAAAACTCACTCGTTGAGCATGTTGACGGTTATCTTAATTATGTAATTTCTGAGTGGATGGAAGAAAACAAAATAGCAATTGAACGCGGTCTTCGCACTGAAATTGCTGAAAACTTCATTCATGGACTTAAGTCATTGTTTGAAACTTCATTCATTGATGTTCCAGCAGAGAAGTATAATATTCTTGATGATCTCTATGAAGCAAATGAAGAACTTCAGAAGAATGCTAACAATTTGATAAAAGAAAATATTCAACTCAAAAATGAGATCACTGCTCGTCTTTGTGCTGAAGCATTTATGGAAGAAGCAGCAGGACTTGCTGACACTCAAATTGAAAAACTTGCTAAACTTTCAGAAGGAATTGAATTTACAAATGTAAATCATTACCGTGAAAAAGTTTCATTGTTGAAAGAATCGTATTTTGGTCAAAGAATGTCTTCAACACCAGAAACCACCTACTATACACCACAATCAGCAGGACAAATGTTGACTGAAGATTCATCCTATGTTTCTGCGGAAACATCAGATTCAGCAATGAATAATATCGTTAACGCCATCACAGCAATTAACAAGAATAGACCAGCAAGACCCGCACTTAAGTCATTAAGTGATTCACTAGTAAATACTCGTATCCAATCAATCATGAACCCAAATATGGGTCTGTCCCCCAAGGACAATTTGTTCTAAAATTTTTAAAAAACTAAATACTAAAAAGGAAATAGGAGAGAAAAACATGTCAAATGAATTCAATCAAAGTACCGCAGCAGATCTTCTTGTTGAAAAATGGGCTCCAGTTTTGGACCACGAATCTTTACCAACAATCGGAGATGCCCATAAGCGTAGAGTAACGGCAATTCTTCTTGAAAACCAAATCAAGGCAATGTCTGAAGAAAGAGTAACAGGTAACACTAGTCTCTTTGAAAATACAATGGGACCAGTCGGTATGGGTGGTAATTTTACCACAGGTCAAGTTGGCGCAGCAGGTAACTTTGCTGGATACGATCCAGTAATGATTTCACTTGTTCGTCGCGCAATGCCGAATGTTGTCGCCTACGATATTGCAGGCGTTCAACCGATGAGTGCTCCAACAGGACTCATCTTTGCAATGCGTGCTCGTTACGGCAATGATTCTGGTGGTTATACACAAGGAACCGAAGCACTCTTTGACGAACCATGGGCTAAATTCTCTGGTGTATGTGGTGCATCTGGTCCTGGTGGAGCTGGATATGCAAGTATTCTCGCTGGGTCATCCGCTGGTGTTCTTAGTGGTGTTCTTGGGACCGCAGGTGCTACATATATCACTCGTGTTGATCCCTTCACAGCATTCCGTGGAATGTTGACCTCAACTGCTGAAACTCTCGGTGCGTCTCCATCAACAACGGATTTCCGTGAAATGGCATTCAGCATTGAGCGTGTCGCAGTACAAGCTCGTTCACGCGCTCTGAAAGCAGAATATACCACAGAACTTGCACAAGATCTTCGTGCAGTTCACGGTCTTGATGCCGAAGCAGAACTCGCTAATATTCTCTCAGTTGAAATCATGAATGAAATCAACCGCGAAATTCTCCGAGCAATGTATTTTGTTGCTAAGACAGGTTGCGTAAATGACGATCTTGCTGGTTATGGATCAGTTGCTACACCAGCTGGCGGCGTATATGATCTTATCCAAGATTCTGACGGTCGTTGGTCAGCAGAACGCTATCGTGGTTTGATGTTCCAAATTGAACGCGAAGCAAATCAAATTGCTAAGGATACTCGTAGAGGTAAGGGTAACTTCATCGTATGCAGTGCAGATGTTGCATCAGCACTTGCAATGGGTGGATTCCTTAATCTCTCACCAGCACTCAATGTTGATATGCAAGTAGATGATACTGGTAATGTCTTCGCTGGTGTTCTTAACAATAAGTTTAAGGTATTCATTGATCCATTCGTTGCCAACAATGTCAACTTTATCACTGTTGGATACAAGGGAACCTCACCATATGACGCAGGATTCTTCTACTGCCCATATGTTCCACTACAAATGGTCCGTGCTGTTGGCCAAGACACCTTCCAACCGAAGATTGGTTTCAAGACTCGTTACGGTCTTGTCGCCAATCCGTTCGCTCAAGGTCGCGATGCATTTACATCAACACAACTTGGCAACGATGGTCTAGTTGCATCTACAAATGCATACTTCCGCCTCTTCGCAGTCAAGAATCTCCACGGCAATACCGCCTGATAGAGATCAGTAAATAATTAAGAAGACCCAGGGATGAAAGTCCCTGGGTTTTTCTTTTATAAATACTAGTATGCCAAACAACAATCAGCAGATAATCCGAGATAATGTTCCAGCGAGCATTTTAAAAGATTTGCCTGGAGATATGTTATTTGAAAATAACTTTCAACCAACAACAAATAATACTTTAACAAATAATAAGTTTAGATTTGTTATGACTCGTTGCCCAACTATGACATATTTTTGCCAAAGAGCAAATGTGCCATCATTGAGTTTTGGAACAAGTATTCAATCAAATCCAACTGGTGTGACAATCAAAAGACCAGGAACCTCCTATGTCTATGAGGATCTACAAATAGGGTTTTCTGTTGATGAAAATATGAAAAATTGGTTAGAAATTCACAACTGGATAAAGGATCTTGGTGTATCGTACAATAGCGCAACTGAAGTTTTAAATGAACATCAAAAGGTAGCAAGCGCATATTTACTTGTATTAAATAGTGCGTATAGACCAATGATTTCTTTTACATTTAAAAATGTATATCCAACATTTCTAAGTGGTATTGATTTTGATTCATCATTAGCAGATACCGACACAATCATAGCAACCGCAACATTTTCGTACACTCACTATGAAGTGAATGTATTCACAAGCGAACCTTAATCCCCTATACTTTACATTATGAACATTGACCAAATAAAAGCACAAGCGGAACTTGATACTGTAATTGATGTCAACCACCTAGACGAAGAGTCTACGAAGGTTCCTCAGATTCACAATAAATATCTTTGTATTCTTATGGATGAGAAACTCGTTCTTGAAAACTTTGAATCTAAACTCAAAGTACTCAAGCGTGATAAATGGTTATATTACTCTGGCAAATTGTCAGAAGAAGAACTAAAGAAGAAAGGTTGGGAACCATTTGGTCTTAACATTCTTAAGCAAGATCTTGATCGGTTCATTGACAGCGATTCTGAAGTCATTAACCTTTCAAATAAAGTATTTCTTCAAAAAGAAAAAGTAATATACATTGAAAGTGTCATCAAGATCATTTCAAACAAAATGTGGAATATTCGTTCAGCCATTGAATGGATTAAGTTTACCCAAGGCGTATGATTAAGATACATCAAGTAGATTCTGTGTATATCGAAATTGAGTGCGAGAAAGGTATCGCCAAGGAGTTATCCTCATTCTTTACCTTCAATGTACCAAATTCGCAATACAATCCAGCATTTCGCAAGAAGCGTTGGGATGGCAAGATTCGTTTGTTCAGTATTCTTACAAACAAAATCTATGCTGGATTGCTTTCATATGTTCTGACATTTGCTTCTGATCGTGGTTACAAAGTAGAATATCAATCAAGTCTATCGCGAGACACCACTTGCTTAGAACTGCCTACAGTCTATTCTGGAGGCAAGGTCATTCAACCGCACGACTACCAGATTGATGCGATCAAACACGCCCTTGAAAATCGTAGGACTCTCCTGATATCGCCAACGGGCAGTGGTAAGAGTTTGATCATCTATATGATTATGCTTGAACTTTTAAAGCGTACAAAGAAAAAGATTCTAATTGTTGTACCCACCACAGGACTTGTTACACAATTAAATTCAGACTTTCAAGATTATGCAAATACCAAGGCAATTGCCAAACATATTCATTTAATATATGGTGGTCAGGAAAAAACAACTGAATGTAGAGTTATAATATCCACATGGCAAAGTCTTTATACACAGGATGAAAGATACTTTGAACAATTTGATAGTATCATCGGCGATGAGTCTCATTTGTTTAAGGCAAAATCTCTAGTAAAGATCATGAGTAAATTGAAGACCTGTGAATATAGAATCGGAACCACAGGCACGCTTGATGGCACGCAGGTACATCGGTTGGTTCTTGAAGGATTATTTGGTCCTGTGCATCAAGTCACATCTACAAAAGAACTTATAGATAAAGAAGTACTAGCTCAGCTAAATATTGAATGTTTGATTCTTCGTTATACTGACAAAGATATACAGGAGATTAAGCGTGCAAAATATCCTGATGAAATTGAATGGTTAGTTCTCAATGATAAACGAAATCAGTTTATTACAGATCTCGCAACTAGCATTCCTGGTAATGTGCTCGTTCTTTTTAATTTTGTTGAGAAGCATGGAATACCTCTATATCAGAAGATTTCAAAGGCAAGTAAGAAACAGTCATATCTTATCTGTGGTAAAACCGAAATTGAACAAAGAGAAGAAATACGAAAGATTGTAGACAAGGGCAACAATAGCGTTCTTGTGGCATCCTATGGAACATGCAGCACAGGTATTAATATTAAAAACATTCACGCAATTGTATTTGCTTCCCCATCAAAATCAGTTGTTCGTGTTCTTCAATCCATTGGTCGTGGTCTTAGAAAGTCAGATACAAAGGAAAAAGCAACGGTATATGACATAGGAGACGATCTCAGTTGGGGCAAGTATAGAAATCATGCTCTCCGACACCTAGATGAGCGCACTACCATATATACTAATGAAGAGTTCACATTCAAGAAAACTAAAATTAAATTAAGTTAGGAACTAACAATGAATCTTAAAATCCTGAAACTTAGAAGCGGTGAAGAAATAATAGGTCAGATTCTTGAAGAAACTGAATCCTCAGTAAAAATCTTTCAACCTATGTTCTTCAACATAATTCAATCATTTAATGATGATGGTAATCCTTGTGATATCACCACAATTCATGATTGGTTGGTAAATACCGATGAGAAAAATGTTTCATTGCCAATGGATCATGTGGCATTCATCAGTGAACCAAATACGAACACCAAAAAACTATATGAAATTGAAAGTGTCAAAGAATTTGACAAAGATAGTTACAAGACTTCTGTCGAAGAAACAGAAAAACCACCAGCATCTTCTATTAAAATGAATGAAAAAGATGCAGATGTGTTTGGTATGTTCTTGGAACAACTTATTAATCAATCTTTGGATTATACGCGACCTCCTACTTCTCATAGAGAATCTTCTAATAGAGAAGGTCCAAAGAGAAAAAGAAAACCAAAGAAGGACTATCTTCCACCAGATATGTCAGATGAGAGCGAATTAGAGCGTCATATGATTATGATGCAACTCTACATTCCAGCTGAGGCAATTATGAATATGGTGACCAGTGGTCTTCTAGAACCAAAAGTTCTACTTGATATGGTAAAAGAAGTCAAGAAGCGTAATAAGTTCACTGGTGATGAGAAGGATCGTGGCGATTTCGGTACTAAGTTTTCCGATTGGAATCCCGATCCTAAGTCAGATGACTATAACTAATAGTTAGCTACTATAGGGATCCTTCTTTATTACCACACAGAAATTATACACGCAATGTACGATTCTTGTCAAGCCCTTATCATCAAGTTTACCAAAAATAGTATAAAACACTTGAAAGATTGGTTTTCCATGCTATACTTGTATTACGAACAGGATGACCATGAAAAACGAAAATGAAGATCCAAAAATTATAGAACAAGAAGTAAAGACTCTGAAACATTACATAGACAATGTAAAGTTTTGCAAGTCAATGACCGAATGGAAAAAACTAGTGCATATTGCAGAGCAGTGTGGAGAAAAGCGTCCACCTGTTACTGACTATATTGCAGAATCATTTCTTAAGATTGCAGAGCATCTCTCGCATAGACCAAACTTTATCAATTATCAATTTAGAGATGATATGATTGGTGATGGTATTGAGAATTGTCTTCTATATGCTCATAATTTTGATCCTGAAAAATCATCAAATCCATTTTCATATTTTACTCAGATAATTTATTATGCTTTTCTTCGTCGCATAGAAAAAGAAAAGAAACAAGCATTTATAAAATATAAGTGCTTGCAATTAAACGATCTTGATGGTAAAGTGGTGAATTGGTTGAAGCAAGATGGAGAGGCAAGTTCATATGGTGAATTTTTACAAAAACATTTTGCATTAACTGAAAATGATATTGAAAAGTTAGAACCCAAAGATAAAAAGAAAAGGAAACAAAGGAAGCGCAAGTGAAATTAGCATTTATTTGTGATACCCATTTTGGTGTACGAAATGATTCGCCGTTCTTTTTGGATAATGCCCTATCTTTTTTTGAAAATCAATTCTTTCCATTTTTAAAAGAAAACAATATTACTCAAGTTATTCATCTTGGTGACTTTTTTGACCGAAGGAAGTATGTTAATTTCAACACGCTTTCTTTGGTCAGAACACGATTTGTGAATAAGTTGCAAGAACACAATATCACTTTTCATATTACCATAGGAAATCATGATACTTATTTTCGCAACACAAATGAATTAAATTCTTTGCGTGAACTTTTGACTGATCGCTACGATAATATTAAACTTTACGAAAAACCAACTACAATTAATTTTGACGACTTCTGCTTTGGAATAGTTCCTTGGGTGACTAAGGATAACGAAGCAGAAGTCGTTGATTTCGTTTCAAAATGTCCATGTAGAATGATTGGTGGACATTTTGAAATCAATGGATTCCAAGTAGTCATGGGTGTCAAGCATTCACACGGATTCACTACAGAAATCTTCAAACGATTTGATCGTGTTCTATCTGGACACTTTCATATCAAACAATCACAAGGAAATATTCATTATCTTGGGACTCAATATCAATTGAATTTCTCAGATGTATATTCTACAAAAGGATTTCATGTTTATGACACAGAAACCGACGAGATGGATTTTATTGAGAATGCTGGCAATATATTTCATGTGTTTAACTATGACGATTCCAATCAAGATGAAGTCAAGCGTATTGTCAAATTTATAAATGAAACTAATCTAAAGAATGGGTTTATTCGTGTCACTGTAAGATCCAAGGCACGACAAGAAATCTTTGATAAATTTATTGATGCTCTTTGGGATAAAGGAATTCAAGATCTATCGGTAGTGGAAGATCAAATAGATCATAAAACATCTGGAGTTGAATTCAGTGAATCTGAGGATACAATGAGCATCATAGGTCGTGAGATTGATGCGATTGAACGCGATGTAGATAAGGGTAAACTTAAGACTTTGATTCGTGATCTTTATATGGAAAGTCTGAAGATATGATTAAATTTGAAAAAGTAAGATTCAAAAACTTTGGATCTTTTGGAAACAATATCACAGAAATCGTGCTGGATAAAAACAGCACAACTCTTATCTGTGGAAGCAATGGAAGTGGAAAGTCTTTTGCTTTTCTTGATTCCATTACATTTGCGTTGTTTGGCAAACCATTTCGTAAGATCAATATTCCTACACTCGTCAATTCAGTCAATGAAAAAGGGTGTTTAGTTGAGATTGATTTTAGTCGTGGATCCGATAAATTCATGATTCGTCGTGGTATTAATCCGCGCGTCTTTGAGATTTATAGAAACGGTGAACTTATTGATCAGGATGCCAAGAGTCTTGATTATCAGGAACTTCTTGAGAATCAAATTCTTAAGATGAATTACAAGACATTCACGCAGGTGGTAATTCTTGGTAGTTCTTCATTTGTTCCTTTCATGCAGTTGTCGGCAGCAGATCGTCGCTCTGTTATTGAAAATATTCTTGACATCAATATATTCAGCACAATGAATATCGTGCTCAGGGGTAAGATTCTTTCATTAAAGGAAATGATCAAAGAACTCAGCATGAAGATTGAAATTGAAAAGAACAAGATTAATGTTCAAAAGAGTTATATTGCTACTCTTGAAAAGAAGAACACCGAAGATGATGATGTAAAGAATCAACGAATTACTGAACTAGAGACAAAGATTAAAACAATTCAATATGATTTAATATGCAAAAATCTTTCGGTTGAGGGTCTACAAGAAGATATTAATAATGCAAAGAAAATTTTAAAAGACAAAACCAACAGAATTCAAGATTGTCGTACCCATATCGTCACATTGAAGACTTCAAAGGATCAGAAACAGAAGGAGATAAACTTCTTTAAGGAAAATTGTACCTGCCCAACTTGCACCCAACCTATTGATGATAAAGTCAAAAAAGAAAAGGTGTTGATGAATAATTATGAGATTTCTAATTTAGAAGATGATATGGTAACTACCAAAGATCATAGCAATTCTCTTCAATATGATATCACTAAATTTGAAAGTCACATTCAGGATACAACCAATCTCATATATGAAGTAACTTCCTTCAACAAAGAAATTGAAGCGTATAATAAAGAGATTGAACGGATTCGTAGCACTATGCATAAATCCGCAATCAAGGATGATCTTGTAGAGGAGAAAGAAAAACTCAAGATGTTTGAGGGTGGACTTGCTGCTTTAGATGAGGAAAAGTTAATTCATTCGAGTGATCTGATGTATCATGAATTCGCAGGTGAGTTACTTCGCGATGGGGGAGTCAAGGGAAAGATCATCAAGTATTATCTTCCTCACATGAATAAGTTCATCAATAAGTTTCTATCGTCCATGGATTTCTTTGTGCAGTTTCAACTGGATGAGGAATTCAATGAACAGATTAAATCTCGCTATCGTGATGATTTTAGTTACATGAATTTTAGCGAAGGTGAGAAAATGCGTATAGATCTGGCACTATTGCTAGCATGGCGAGAGATCGCAAGACTCAAGAATAGCGTCAGTTGTAATCTCTTGATTCTTGATGAGGTGTTCGACTCCTCTCTAGACTCCGTTGGCATGGACGAACTTATGAAACTTTTAAAACTTATAAGCGACAAAGCGAATGTGTATGTTATTAGTCACAAAGCAGATCAACTTGTTGATAAATTTTCAACGATTATTTCCGTTGAGAAAAAGAATAATTTTAGCAAGATCATATATAGTTAAGACATGTCTAAAGTAGATACACTTAATTTTAGAGGAAAATTTCGGCAATATGATGTTGATGGTCATCCTTATATTTATTTTATAGGTGATTCTGTTGAACACAATTCTCAAATTTATGTTTGTGTAAAGGCAACAACCACTAAAATTCCAGGAACACAGGAAGGTTCAGCATATTGGAAAGAAACTGGAGGAAATTTTGGTTTCTTTATTCAAGAACAATTACCAAAAAATGCTGAAGTTGGAGATAGATGGTATATTCCGTCTACAGCGATAATGTACACTTATGTTAAAGAAAGAAATAATGCTTTTTGGGTTGAATTATGATTAAAACATGGTATAATAGGACAAGTTATGAATAACACCAATACGGGGCGTAATGAATTTAAAGAAAAGCCAAAACCACCTAAACAATTGAAATCTGTTTCCCGTAAGGAAAAAGATTCAGAGAAGAATAGATCAAAACAACAACTGAAAAATTATGTCCAAAGCAACTTTGAGGACGATAATTTTGAAGATAACTTCATGAGGTAAATTATGAGCACTGTGACTTTTTCGAAAAATACCCTAACAATTCTTAAGAACTTCTCAAGTCTAAATTCCAATATTCTAGTAAAACCAGGAAATGTAATCAAGACGATTACACCATCCAAGACAGGTATGGCAGTCGCTACCATTGAAGAAACCTTTAATGTTGAGTTCGGCATTTGGGATCTCAATAAATTTCTTGGTGTAGTCAGTCTCTTCAATACTCCAACATTCACCTTTGGAGATAAGAGCGTCAAGATCAAGAATGGTGGAGATTCTGTAGTCAATTATTACTACTCAGAACCACGACTATTGACATGTCCTACAAAGGATGTCAATATGCCAGAAATCAATGTGAGTATTATTCTCACCGAAAAGAACTTCAATGAACTTCAGAAAGCAGCATCCGTGATGCAACTTCCTGATATGTCGTTTAAGTCTGACGATGGTGACATTGTTGCTATGGTTTCTGATCTTGGAGATCCTACCAGTAATTCATATAAGGTAATTTCTGGGACAAAGTATAATGGTCCCGAATTCTTGTTTAACTTTAAGATGGAGAATATCAAGATTCTTCCTGGAGATTATAAGATTAACTTTGCCAAGAATGTTGTGGGTGAATTCATTCACCAGTCTATTCCTGTCAAGTACTGGTATGCGATGGAAGCAAATACCTCTAACTATGGATCTTAATAATGAAACCAGAAAATTTTCTGTGGGTTGAAAAGTATCGTCCGCAGACCATTGAAGATTGCGTTCTCCCCATGTCGCTGAAGTCTACCTTCAGCGACATGGTTGCTAAGGGAGAACCTCAGAATTTGCTCTTCTCTGGTACTGCTGGTGTTGGCAAGACAACAGTCGCAAAGGCACTCTGCAATGAGATGGAGTGTGACTGGATTATTATTAATTGCTCAGAGGAAGGAAACATTGACACGCTGCGAACAAAGATTCGTCAGTTTGCCAGTACCGTATCTCTGAGTGGGGATACTAAAAAGGTGGTCATTTTAGATGAGTTTGATTATTCAAATGCTAATAGCATTCAACCTGCTCTGCGAGGTGCTATTGAAGAATTTGCAAATAATTGTAGGTTTATCCTTACTTGTAACTATAAATCAAGAATTATTGAACCTATTCACTCTCGTTGCACTTGTATTGACTTCGTACTTGCTGCCTCCGAAAAACCAACCATTGCCGCAAAGATGATGGAACGGTGTTCATATATTCTTAACCAAGAAGGTGTTAAGGCAGATAAGAAGGTTCTTGGTCAATTGATCATGAAGCACTTTCCAGATATGCGTAGAATTCTAAATGAATTGCAACGGTACGGAGTGTCTGGTACGATTGATGTGGGAATTCTTTCCTCTATCGCAGAGGTAGAGATTAAGAACCTGATGACTGCACTTCGCAACAAGGATTTTGTCACGGTTCGTCGTTGGGCAGCACTCAATGCTGAAACCTCCCCCCAAGAGATCTATAGGAAAATCTACGATGCCCTTGGTGAGCATATGGAGAATCAGACCATTCCAGAGGCGATCTTGATAATCGCAGAGGCACAGTATCGCTCTGCTTTTGTTGCTGATCAAGAGATCAATCTTGTAGCGTGTCTAGTCCAGTTGATGATGTCTTGCGCTTTCAAATAATATGCTTTCCGATATCTTAAACTCAATCAATCAGACCAAGGAAAATCTCCTATCCAAAGACCCCCGTCTGGAGAAGGATTATGTTCCCTTTGTCATCAATAAATGCTTTTCGTATTTTCCCGATACCATCTTTTATGCCAATAGAATGAATCAGTCTGCATTCTTAGATAAAAAGATGCAATATGACTATTATATTCACTCAATATCCAAGCGTAAGCGTTTTTCCAAGTGGATCAAATCCGAGGAAAGCAAGGATTTAGAGGTGATCAAGGAAGTCTATGGGTACTCAGATGCCCGTGCTAGGGAGGTAATTGACTTGCTTCCTATGGACAAATTACGCGAATTAATACAAAAAGGTGGTCAAAAACGGTAAAACCCTAAATATTTTCTATAATATGGAGCATTATTATGGAAGATATTTTTGAGGGATTGGGCGTGGAGATAACATTGAAAAGTGAAGAAGATTTCCTTAAAGTTAAGGAAACTCTCACTAGAATCGGTGTATCTTCTAAAACTGAAAAGAAATTATATCAATCGTGTCATATACTACACAAGCGAGGTAGATATGCTATCATACATTTTAAAGAAATGTTTGTTCTTGATGGTCTTGACTCTGATATATCAGAAGACGATCTTGGGCGAAGAAATACAATAGTTAAATTACTGGTAGAATGGGAATTGGTGAATGTGATAGATCCAAAACAGTATGAGCAACCACAACTTTCTCTTGCTAGATTGAAGATCATTCCGCATAAAGAAAAGAAAGAATGGACTTTGATTCCTAAGTATCACATCGGTAAGTGACATATATAAGTGTGGAGATTTTATATTATGAAAAAAATGCAAGCAATTGGTGCTCCATTTCAAATAGAATATTCATCAAATTCTAATTTATTGCCACAATCCTTCAGTTGGATCGCGGAAGACTTTCCTGTAAAAGTTTTTATAGATGGTGGAATTGCCATCGGAATGTCTTATCAAAAGAAACCTGGAACACTGAAAATAGCATGGGTTTGCGAATCGCGTGCTATTTTTCATGCAATGAACTTTCCAAGAGAAGTTTGGGAAGAACAATTTTTAAATATTTGCGATTCATATGATCTTCTTTTTACTTCTGAGAAGAGTTGGTTGGGAAAGCATCCAAATGTAAGATATTGTCCAGCAGGAAGTAATCTTCCATGGATAAAGAACCAAGATATTTTTCCAAAAACAAAATTAGCATCTATGATTGCTTCTCCCAAGAAATTTGCATTTGGACATGCTATTCGTCATCAATTGGCAGAACAATATAAAAATAACCTTGATCTGTATGGTGGAGTTCTTGGATCTCGTAGATTAAGTCCAGGTGTTCCGTGGGGCGATAAGTCTGAAGGACTGAATGATTATATGTTTTCTATTACTGTGGAAAATGATAAGTACAGTACATATTATACAGAGAAAATAACTGATTGTTTTGCTACGGGAACAATACCAGTATATTGGGGAGCACCAGATATTGGTGATATCTTCAACAAAGATGGAATTATAGAATTAACTCCAGATTTTGATCCAAAAACATTGACAAAAGAACTATATGAAAGTAAACTTGATGCAGTAAGAGACAACTTTAATCGGGTTAAAGAACTTGTTTCTGCTGATGATCAATTATTTAAATTAATCAATGAAAACTGAAATTGTATCCTTTTATTGTGATATAGATGATCGTACATACTATAGCGATCACGCGCGTCGTCTGAGAATCAATTGCAATGAGAATAATATTCCACATGATATTCGCGAATTACCTTCGCGTGGTGAATACCGTTTAAATTGTCTTGCTAAACCAAGATTCATTCTTTCTGTGTTGGAAGAAAAGAAACGACCATTTGTGTGGATGGATGTTGATTCTTTGATTCATGCTGAACTTTCTATATTTGATACCCTGAAAGACAACTGCGATATGGCATTTGCATATCAAGGCAATCCTCCAGATGTGAATCCCAATTTACCCAAAGCATCACCAATTTATGTAAATTATACAGAAAAGACTATACAGTGTTTGACTTACTGGGTTGAACGATGCGAATTCAATGAAATGAATTTGGGTGTGAAATTTTTTGATCATGAAGTTCTGATGGGTGAAGTATTGCCAGAATTTTTATCCAAGATGCGAATTGGTATGCTTGGACATCCATATGCCATATGGCCTGGAACATCATTGCCAGAAGGATTCACGCCAATGATAACAATGGGAATTGCTGATGGAAAATCCAAAGAAAATTCACTGAGAGAAATGGGACTTCGAGAAGAAATCGTAAAATTTAACTTAGTAGGTAATGCAAGTGAATAAACAAGTTTTATTTTGGCAACCAGCTGGCATTGGTGATATATTCTTCTTACAGAAGGCAGCAAGACATTTTATATCTTCAGAATATGAAGTCATATGGCCTGTGATTCCAGAATTCCTATACATCAAGGATTACATCAAGGGAATCAATTTTGTAAATGTAAATGAAGATTTTCCTCGTAAGGAATTATATAAGACACCAATTGCAATCAATACAGAAGAATTCATTTATATTCCTTTTGATATTTCACATCATAGATTTGGTGTGCTACCGATGAAGGGCAAGTATCTGTTGATGCAATTCCTGGGATTTGATGTCAATGAAAATAATTGGAAAGATTATTTGCAATTTGAACGAAATCAAGAACGAGAGATTCGTTGTAAGGAAATCCTTGGTATAAAGAACGAACCATTTATTTTTGTGAATAATATGTTTGCTTCTCCACCTGATATGGTATACAGGGAAGTCAATATTACAAATTCAAATATAAAGTGTGTATACCATAAACCAGAACATATCAAACTATTCAATGTATTTGATCTATGCTGGGTTATTGAGAATGCTGTAGAGATTCATACAGTTGAAACTTCACTTTGCTATCTTGTTGAAAAACTAAATACTAAAGGAAAACTGAACATGTATTCGCGAAAAGTGAATGACAGATTGCAGAATCCAGATTTTTCATATGTTGACCATATTTATAAAAAGGATTGGAATTATATAATATGATGCTTGAAGTTTCTATTGGCGAGGCAATTGACAAATATACAATTCTTACAATCAAAGAAGAATGTATCAAAGACGAGAGAAAACTCGTAAATATTAAAAAAGAAAGAATGGAAATTGAAAAATCCCTGATAGATCAGGGATACTTTTATTCATTCATCGAAGAGATGGCAGACTTGACTAAAGTAAATAAAACTCTTTGGGATATAGAAGATCAGATACGAATTAAAGAAGCAAATAAACAGTTCGATCATGAGTTCATAGAACTTGCAAGATCTGTTTATATTACTAATGATAAAAGATTTGAAATTAAAAATCAAATCAATCAAAAGTCAAATTCGAATCTCAAAGAAGAAAAGTCGTATGCCAAATACAATTGATATATCAGATATAACATTTCTTGGAGTGGACGGTGTTGGTAATGATGCAACTATATTGCGTTCATTAAAATACAGCAAACAATTTTTTCCAAATGCTAAAGTTAAATTTTTAACTTCAGGAAATCATCATTCAATCGATCCTGATATTGAACATGTGCAAATACGAAATCTTGGATACGATGAATTTAGCAAATTCTGTTTAACTGAATTGTATCGGTATTTTGATACTAGTTATATGATATATTGTCATGGTGATGGGTTTGCCACAAATCCAAATGCATGGACTGGTGAATTTTTAAAATATGATTATCTAGGAGCACCTTGGCCAAGATCTAATCTAGAAAGAAGTTCAAATAGATGGGAATTGGTTAAAAAAGCGTACTACGAATCACAAAAAACTTATTTTGTTGGGAATGGTGGATTTTCATTTAGATCTAAAAAATTAATGGAATCTGTAAGTCAACTGTACAAAGATGAATATTATGGTATACCAGAAGATCTTGTCATAGCAATAATCATGCGAAAACAACTGGAAAAACAAGGATTTAAATTTACAAGTGATATAGGAGTTGCTGGTAAGTTTTCATGTGAAGCACCCTTTGTAGATGGATACATACTTTCATCGGATGAGAGTTTTGGATTCCATTGTGGTGGAACTCATCCCCACAAAGTGAAATTATTGGAGACTGTATGAAGGTTTTAATTACTGGTGTTGCTGGTCTTTTAGGTTCTCGTCTTGCTGATTGGTTGATTGAGAATGACAAAGCAACGGTGTATGGTATTGATGATCTTTCTGGTGGATACATCCAGAATGTAAATTCTAAAGTTGTTTTTTACAACTACGACCTTACAAGCAATAGCAAAAAAATAGAATATCTTTTCAAGGAACATAAGTTTGATTATGTCTTTCATTTTGCCGCATATGCTGCTGAAGGGTTAAGTCCTTTCATTCGTCAATATAATTATGAAAATAATCTGATTGCAACTACAAAGTTGATCAATCTTAGCATCAAGCACAAGATCAAGAGATTTGTATTTACATCGACCATGGCAGTTTATGGCAATGGTGAAGTTCCCTTCAAGGAATCGCATCAGCAAGCACCAATAGATCCATATGGCATTGCAAAATATGCGTGTGAGATGGATCTCCATGTTGCAGGAGAACAGCATGGTCTTGATTGGTGTATCTTTAGACCTCACAATGTATATGGTGTCAATCAAAACATCTGGGACAAGTATAGAAATGTTTTAGGTATTTGGATGTATCAGCATCTTAACGGTATGCCAATGACGATCTATGGTGATGGAGAGCAAACCAGAGCATTTAGTTATATTGATGACTGTGTTCCATACTTTTGGATGGGTGCTATTGAAGATAAGGCATCAAAGCAAATATTCAATATTGGTGGAGATGATCATATTTCTATAAATGATGCTTGCAATTTGTTAATTGATGTGATAGGATCTGGAACCAAACAACATCTTGAACAACGACATGAAGTAAAACATGCATGGGTGACGCATGATAAGATCAAGGATGTTCTTGGATATAAGCAAGTAACAACTCTAAAAGACGGATTGAGTAAGATGTGGGAGTGGGCAAAAACTCAACCAATGCGTGAAAGAAAACTATGGTCGAAGTATGAATTAGATGTGGGCATTTACAACTATTGGAAAGTGAAATAATATGGCACAAGGTGTACATAAAATTACAGAACAGTTCGAGGAAAAGGTAGCAGAATATACTGGTGCGCCTTATGCTGTTGCTCTTGACAACATGAGTAACGCATTGTTTCTTGCTTTGTATTATGAGAAAGTTCAAGGACTTGAGATCACAATACCAGCAAGAACTTATATGTCAGTTCCCTGTGAAATTATTCATGCTGGTGCAAAAGTAAAATTTGAACCAGTCGAAGGAACCAAGATCAAAGGTGGGTATCAACTAAAACCAACAAAGGTTTGGGATTGCGCATTGCAATTCACAACAAACATGTATGTGCCAAATACACATATGTGTTTATCTTTCACTGGACCATATAAGCATCTTAAATTGGGCAAGGGTGGCATGATAATTACTGATGATGTGGATGCGTACAAGTGGTTCAAGAAAGCAAGATTTAGTGGAAGAAATGAGTGTTCTTATCACGAAGATACATTTGATATGTTGGGGTGGAACTTCTATATGATGCCAGAGATTGCTGCCCGTGGTCTTCTTCTGATGACACAGTTTTATAATCTTGATGGCACTCCAAAACACAATCCAGATCTTGAATTACCATATCCAGATCTTTCAAAGCATCCAGTATATACAGATAGTAAATAATGATTCATATATTTTTTAGACATTATAATGTTGGTGGAAGCAATAATGCTGCAAGACAAGACAATCGTTATCAAGCACGATCTGCTCGTCGTTGGGGAAATGTAGACAATTGGTTTAATTATGAAAAAGTATTTTTAAATCTTCTTCGTACTACTGCTGGTGCTAATGTTAAGATTAATGTTGTTATGGATGGCATCATCGAAGAAAATTGGATTGCAAAATACAAAAATAAATTTACACCATATGAAATTGTCGGTGGAACTGATTTTGCGTCATTTTTTCCAACAATGGATATTGTAAAAAATGATACATCTATTCGACAAAATGATATAGTTTATCTTTTAGAAAATGATTATCTTCATGTTGATGGATGGGTTTCAAAGGTAGAAGAACTCTACACAATGTACAATGATAATGTAAGTTATGTTTCACTATACGATCATTTGGATAAATACATTTATGATCATTATTCGCATTTGAGGGAAAAGATTATTATAACCAGAACCCATCACTGGAGAACTACCCCAAGCACAACGGGAACATTCATGTTAAGTAAGAAAATCTTCGATGAGGATTATGATGTTCATTCGACACGAAAAGAAGATCATGGTAAATTTGTATGGTTACAAGAAAATAGAAAAAGATTTCTGTTGACTCCTATCCCTGGATTATCAACTCATTGTGTTGGAGAATGTTCACCCACAATTGATTGGCAAGCAATTAGCGATAGAGAGGTAATACAGTGAATACAGTTGAAGAATCGTATCGTGCATTGTCTTTGAGTGCATCGGATATAAATGATGCTTGCAATTTGTTAATTGATGTGGTAGGATCAGGTACTAAACAGCATCTCGAACAGAGACATGAAGTAAAACATGCATGGGTGACGCATGATAAGATCAAGGATGTTCTTGGATATAAGCAAGTGACATCTTTAAAAGATGGATTGGGTAAAATGTGGGAATGGGCAAAGACCCAACCCATGCGGGAGAGAAAGTTATGGGATAAGTATGAATTGGATAAAGGAATTTACAACTATTGGAAAGTGAAATAAAAATGAATAAACCAAATTTAAAACAAGAAAGAATGCATGGAATGGGAGATGCTGGTGGAGTTAATTATATAGAAGGATTAGATGAACTTTGTTTATTTTTTAAAATGAACAAAAATCATAAAGTTCTAGAATTAGGTTGTAATGATGGAGTTAGCACATCTTTATTTGCATACTATGCTGATGTTGTTGATACTGTTGATATAGTTTTAACAGAAAAAATGAAAAATATTTTAAATTTTCATAAAAACATTAATTTTAAACAAGGAAGTATTTCTCAGATAGTTCCAAATTTAATTGATGATTATTATGATTTTATTTATATTGACGCAGATCATTCTTTTCATTCTGTAGTACATGATATAAATGTTAGTCTTCCAAAATTAAAAAAAACTGGAATAATGTCTGGACATGATTATATACCAGATAGTCCAACATTATTTGGAGTAAGTCAAGCAGTAAATAGTTTATTTAATATTGAAAAAATTAAAGTTTTTTCTGATTATAGTTGGGCAATTATTGGAGAATAAAATTCATGAAATGTTTAGTAATTGCAATGGTCTTACTATACTGAAACGAGTTGGTTCATGATAGATTTATCAAAAGTAACTTTAGTCACTATAGATGGTACTGGCAAAGATACTTCCAAACTTATTGAAGTAATCGATATCTGCACTCGTAAAATAAACTTTGGGTCTGTTATTTTGATTACAGCAGATCCAGACATTCAGACTACTGCTAAAGTGACAATTCATACAATTGACAAGATGTCATATCCAGAGTATAATACATTTTGTATAACGGATTTGAATAAATATGTCAATACAGAATTTTGTTTGATTGTTCAGACTGATGGATTTATCTGCAAACCAACAAACTGGACAGATGAATTTTATAACTATGATTACATCGGTTGTCCGTGGATGGATGCCGAACCTGGATATTTTCCTTGGGTTACTGAACCAAAGTATCAAGTTGGTTGTGGTGGATTTTGTTTCCGTAGTAAGAAATTACTACAAACAGGAGCAAATATAAGCAGGGAATTTATCTCAAGAATGACACACGCAGGAATGGGTGAGGATGTAATCATATGTGTATCACTGAGGGATTATTTTGAAAAAATGGATTGTAAGTTTCCAACAGGAGAATTTGCAAAGAAGTTTGCACTAGGGAGTGCTCCGCTAAAGGAAAATCAATTGGAAACTACATTTGGATTCCACAGCAATGAATATATGTCGGAAGTTAAAAAAATGATTGAAAGATGGGATGAATATGAAATTACAAGAAATACTAACAGAGGAAATTAATTTATGAAAGTTAGACCAATGCGACCACTTGAAGGTGTACAAGGATTGATTGATATTTGCGATTTTGTTTCTAGTAACATTAAAGTAGAAACTGCTTTAGAGTTGGGATCATATATTGGAGAATCAACTGTTACATTTGCTAAAAATTTTAAAGATTTAAAAATTTTGTATGCAGTCGATCCGTTTAGTTTAAATTTTAATTCTGATAATTTATTTGATGAAGAAAATATAGAAGGAATAATGAACATTTTCTATAAAAATATTGAACAATATCCATCAATCAAGCATATTAGAAAAGATTCAGAAAACGCATCAAAAGATTTTGAAAATAAAATTTTTGATTTCATTTATATTGATGGTTGTCACTCATTTGATTGTGTGATGAAGGATGTTAAATATTGGAAACCAAAAGTAAAAGAAAATTGTTATATGTCATTCCATGACATTGATTGGTATGAAGTTGTATCTGCATTATCTTTACATTTTGATATCGATAACGGGTATATGACCAAAGACAACAGCATTACTTTTAGAGTTCAATAAAATTAAGAGGAATAAAAATGCAAAGAAAAATATATGATTGTTTTCAATTTTTTAACGAATTGGATATTCTTGATATTAGATTAAATGAATTGGATTCTCAAGTTGACTATTTTGTTATTGTTGAAGCAGAATTGAGTCATCAGTTAAAACCAAAACCATTATATTTTAAAGAAAATAAAGAAAGATATTCTAAATTCTTGCATAAGATCATTCATGTTGTTGTGCCAGCAGATAAATTTGTATCGAATACGGTTCAGCATTTTGCTCATCATAATGATCAAATTCAAAGAAATTCTTTGAGAAATGGAATAGAAAATGCCAATGATGAAGATTTTATTATTATATCTGATTTAGATGAAATTGTTTCTAGTAAAAAAATACAAGATTATAAAAATTCACAGTATTGGGAATCTCCAATACCTGTTATATTTGAACAAAATTTTTATTTATGGTATTTGAATGCAAGAGCAGACGGATTCCCTTGGATTAATTCTGGAATGTGTTTAAAGAAAGATTTAGAGGAAATTGGAACAAGAGGATTCAAGGATAACAAAACTTGTTTTACATTTCCTAGAATTAAAGATGGTGGTTGGCATTTTTCTTATATTGGAAATCCTAATACTGTAAAAACAAAACTTGATAATTTTGCACATACAGAATTCTCTCATCTAACTATTGATGACTTAAAAAAGAATAGAGAAAATTTAATCGACCCATTAGGGAGAAAAGACGAAGGTATAAATATAGTTGTAGACTCAATACAGACTATGCCACAGTATGTGCAGGATAATATAGAAAAATTCAAGGACTTTTTAATATGAAAAATATATTGGTTTTGGGTGGTGGGGGATTTATTGGTTCTCATCTCGTTAAACGACTTAAAAATGAAGGAAATTATGTAAAGGTATGTGATCTTAAATATCCAGAATATTCTGCAAGCACAGCAGATGATTTTATGATTGGAGATTTGCGCGATCAAGTGGTGTGCGACAAACTCTTTAATATGCATTATGACGAGGTTTATCAACTCGCTGCTGATATGGGTGGTGCAGGATATATCTTCACTGGAGAGAATGATGCAAATGTAATGCATAATTCCGCTCTTATCAATTTAAATATTGTTGAGCGTTGTATGCGTACTGGAGTAGGAAGAGTGTTTTATTCTTCATCTGCTTGCATGTACCCTGCATACAACCAGGAAGATCCAAATAATCCAAAGTGTTCAGAATCTTCCGCATACCCTGCTGCACCAGATAGTGAGTATGGATGGGAGAAACTTTTCAGCGAAAGACTTTATCTATCTTATGCTCGCAATCATAAGTTGAATGTAAGGATTGCAAGATATCATAATATCTTTGGACCAGAAGGCACATGGAAGGGTGGCAAGGAGAAAGCACCAGCGGCACTTTGCCGTAAGGTTATAGAAGCAAAAAATGGCACGATTGATGTGTGGGGTACTGGAGAACAAACTCGGTCATTCCTATATATCGATGAGTGTGTTGAAGCAACTCTAAGATTGATGCGATCAGATTTTTCTGGTCCAGTGAATATTGGTTCAGAGGAAATGATAACAATTAATAATCTAGCAAAGATGGTTATTGATATCTCTGGAAAAGATGTTAAGATACACAATGTGAAAGGACCAGTTGGAGTTATGGGTAGAAATTCTGATAATAAACTCTATAAGGAAAAGATTGGTTGGGAACCATCGCAACCACTTTCTGTTGGTATTGAGAAAACTTACAAATGGATTGAAACTCAGCATGAGGATTGTTCGTCATTTACTAGCGTTCCAGTTCATGCAAATTCCGCACAACTGGACATGGAAGATAAACATAGAAAGTAAAATGCATTACATCATCGTATATGAAGATGGTAAACCATTCTTGTCAATACCGACATATGAAAAGAATGTTGATGTGGACAAGATAGTCAAAGACTACAGATTGAATAAAACTGTAGTAATCAAAGTAGAAGAACAAGATAAATTTATAGGATGGTAAACAATGAAAATTGTATTTTTTAATCATCACCCAGATGAAATGTATTGGCATATTAAAACTTTTGAAGCACTTGGTCATGATTGTCATGTTGCTACTAGAAAATTAACACTAGAATGTGGAGAGAATTATTGCTCTTTTGACGAAGAGGGGCATGTTCAAAAAGGTCCAGTATTCTATAAATGGGAACATCTTCACCCAGACATGAACTTGAAATTTACTGACACTATTCATGGATTTGATGCTGCTGTTACAATCAGTGGAAAGATTCCATATGTGCTCGCACCAAAAATGAAAGTCTTTGCTTGCGTAGTAGTTAAGTTTGATATTGATAAGTTTAATGGTGTGGATAATATCATCAAGATCATAGCACATCCAGATGCTAAACAATGGAATGGACATTTTGTTCCAAAGTTTGTTCCGCAATATGGAAAGATCGGTCCACAGACTTATATCAGTCAGTTGATGGAGAGATATTATACCATGTATCTTGCAGACTTGATGAAGTTGAAGCAAGAAGGATTCCCAGTCATTGTTTCTGGTGCAATCGAAGCACCAGATGGAGTTGTTCACGATCTTCGTCTATTGGAACAAACTAGATTTCTAGTTCACGACAAGGCATATGGGATTTCATGTGGTGCTGTTCTCAAAGCATTGGACTCTGGATGTAAAATTTATATGACAAAGAAAAATAGAATTGAAACTGGTCTTTCTGATATTCCAGATGAATGTTTCATATTTAATGATGATATATCAATTAAAGATGCATACGATAAGTATGCTGATTATGATAAATCTCATATTCAAACCTTGTTTAGAAATGTGAGAAATTTAGATAATGCTGTCAACCATTTATCCAATTTACTAAAATGATATCGGTATTTGGATCTAGTGGATTTATTGGGTCTAGATTTGTTGATACATTCAAAGACAAATGTATCGCTATACCTAGAGAATGTAATACACCACAATCTAATACTGTTCTTTATTTAATAAGCACAGTTGATAATTATAATGTATATACAGATCCATATTTGGATGTTAATACAAATCTCATAAAACTAATAAATGTTCTTGAACAGTGTAAAAACTTTTCAGAACCATTAACATTTAATTTTATCAGTTCTTGGTTTGTGTATGGAAAGACTAATGAATTTCCAGCAAAGGAAACTTCAATTTGCAATCCCAGAGGATTTTATTCGATTACTAAATATGCAGCAGAAAGAATGGTTGAATCTTATTGTGAAACTTTTAACATCAACTATAAGATAATGCGATTGACCAATATAATTGGTCCTGGTGACAAAAAAGTATCCAATAAGAAGAATGCATTGCAATATATGTTCAATCAGTTGAAATCCAATGATCAGGTCAAATTGTATAATAATGGAGAAGTTATTAGAGATTATATGGGTGTTGATGATTGTTGTAATGCTATAATGACATGTATTGATAATGCAGATAATAAATCCATAACAAATATTTCCAATTCAGAACCAACAAAGATAAAAGATATAATCAATTATGCTAAAGTTAAGTTAAATTCTCAAAGTGAAATATTATCAATAGATACACCACAATTTCATAAAACTGTTCAAATTGAGAACATGTATCTTGACAATACCGCTCTTTGTATGCTAGGATATACACCAAAAAGCACTGTGTATCAGTGCGTAGATTCTATATTGAAAATAAACAATGATTAATTTAAACACTGATAATCTTATTAAAGAAAAGTTATCAAAATTGATAACAGAGATTGTGATTTCATCTAAAAAAGAATGGATTCCAGGTATTGATTGGATTTCATATGCTGGATCTTTTATGGATGAAAACGAGTATATTGCTGCCGTCGAATGCCTATTGGATGGTTGGTTTGCTCTCGGTGAAAATGGTATTAAATTTGAAAGACAATTTAAATTTCATATAGGGAAAAATTATGGGTTATTGACGAATAGTGGATCTAGTGCAAATTTATTGATGGTTTCTGCGCTTAAATCTAAAAATTTATACAATTTGCCAGTAGGATCAAAAATAATAACTCCATGTGCTGGATTTCCAACAACAGTAAATCCAATATTGCAAAATGGTTTTGTTCCTGTTTTTGTGGATATAGAAATTGAGACTCTTAATATTGATTTGGATCAATTTGAAAAGGCAGCAAAAGATGGAGCAAGTGCAGTAATTTTTGCACATGTTTTAGGTAATCCTCCAAACATGGATCGTGTTATGGAGATCGTAGACAAATATAATCTTATTTTACTTGAAGATTGTTGTGATGCTCTTGGTAGTTCTTTTGATGGTAAACTTTTGGGATCGTTTGGTCAATTTGCATCATGTTCTTTTTACCCAGCACACCATATTACAATGGGAGAAGGTGGATTTGTTGGATGTAGAACAGAAGAACAAGAAACAGTAATTAGAAGTATTCGTGATTGGGGTAGAGGTTGCTATTGCTCTGGTAAAGGTTCTGCTTGCCTGAAGAATGGAATGTGTAAAAAGAGATTCAGCAATTGGTTGCCAGATATGCCAGATGTAATTTTTGATCACAAATATATTTACGATGAAATTGGTTATAATTTAAAACCACTAGATTTGCAAGCAGCTATTGGTCTAGTTCAGATTAAAAAAATACCTGAAATTATAAAAATAAGAAAGAATAATTTTAACAGATTATATTCTATATTTTCGAAATATGAAACAATATTTCATTTGCCCAAAGCAACTCAAAATTCAGATCCTTCATGGTTTGCATTTCCATTGACCGTGAGGGATGGTGTTCAGTTAAATAGATCTGATTTTACTTTATATCTTGAAAATTGTAAAATACAGACTAGAAATTATTTTGGTGGTAATTTATTACTTCAACCAGCTTATCGTGGATTGTATAGTGGAAACGCAATGATAGATTTTCCAGTTGCAACAAAAATTACAAAAGATACTTTCTTTTTAGGTACAAGTCCAGTAATTTCAGATCAACAACTTGTCTACATAGAAGAGAAAGTGAATGAATATTTTCAGTCAGTCAAGTTTTAAGAGTATTAATTATGAAACCAAAAATTGCACTATCTATGATCGTTAAGAATGAATCTCATATTATTCATGAGTGTTTGAATTCTATTTACAAGTACATTGATTACTGGATTGTTTCCGATACTGGATCCACCGATGGAACTCAAGATATCATTAAGAATTTCTTTGCAGAAAAAGGAATTCCTGGTGAGATTCATCAAGATGAGTGGAAGAACTTTGGTCACAATAGAACACAGGCACTTCGCCATTGTGATGGTAAGTGTGATTATATCTGGATGATTGATGCGGATGACTGCATAGAAGGTGATTTTAAATTTCCATTAGAAATGACAGCAGATGGATATGTGATTCGCATGGGTCGCGAAGATTTCTCTTGGTGGAGAACTCAAATTTTCCGAATGGATGCCAAGTGGGAATACAAAGGTGTTCTTCACGAATATCCAGCATGTGCTAAAGAACAACCAATGCTTACAAAGATTGAAGGAAAGTATAATCTCAATGCACGAACTCTTGGTGCAAGAAATGTTGGAATTACTCCAGTAGAAAAATACAAGAGAGATGCCGATATGCTTGAAATTGCAATGGTGGATGAACCAACCAACACTAGGTATCAATTCTATCTTGCACAATCGTATTTTGATTCTCAGCAATGGGAAAAGTCTGAGGCAGCATATAAGAAGCGTGCTGAAATGGGTGGATGGGCAGAGGAAGTTTATTACGCACTTTATCGTGTTGCTGTTTGTCGCGCAATGTTGGATAGACCGTGGCCTGAGATTCAAGCATCATTCCTTGATGCATATAATTATCGTCCAATTCGTTCCGAACCGTTGGTCCATATTTCCCAAGTTCTTCGTCAAAAATATAATCAACCAGCAGCTGCATTTGTGTTTGCACGAATGGCAGCAGAAATGCCACTACCTCAAGGTGAGATTCTATTTGTTCCTGATGCCATTTATAACTTTGTGGCATTAGATGAACTTGGAGCAACAGCATTTGCTGCTGGTAGACCAGAACTTGGATTTCTTGCGTGTAAGAAACTTTTGGAAGAAAATAGACTACCAAAGGGCGAAATTGACAGAGTTCAGCAAAATTATAATCAATATAAAACAATTCTTGAACAAATAGATCAACAACGAAAACAATACGAAGCACACATACAAAAAACACAACCAGTTCCTGAAATTAAATCCCAAAAATTTAAGGAACGAAAGAAACAAAAAGTTAAATAATTTTGTATAAATAGTGCTATAGTAAACTATGGCATTTCCAATAAATCCAATTTCAGGAACCACACACGGCGTTAATAGTCGTGTGTGGTCATATAATGGCATCGCGTGGGATAGACTAGATCTAGGAACTAGCACAGGGGGTTCTGGTGGTATTAGTGGTCCTTATGTAATATCCATAAACGGATTCATTGGTGGGGTCACGCTCTCAGCGGGGTCTGGTATCACTCTAAGTGGTACTGGTGGAATTATAACAATTTCCACTACTGGTACTGCTGGTCAAGGAACAATATTCTATTATCAAGCTACTGGTCCAAGTTCTGGTATAACTACTGGCGACAGGTGGATGGATTCCGATACAGGAATTGAATTTGTATACATCAACGATGGCAATTCTCCACAATGGGTTCAACCATTAAATGCTGGAACCGTGGGACCAGCAGGTGCAGCAGGAAATACTGGTAATACTGGAAATACTGGTATTCAAGGAAATACTGGTAATACTGGAAATACTGGTTCTCCAGGTATTCAAGGCAACACTGGTAATACTGGAAATACTGGTTCTCCAGGTATTCAAGGAAATACAGGTAATACTGGTGCTACAGGTATTCAAGGAAATACTGGTAATACTGGTTCTCCAGGTATTCAAGGAAATACAGGTAATACTGGTTCTCCAGGTATTCAAGGAAATACTGGTAATACAGGAAACAATGGAAACACAGGAAACACAGGTAATACTGGAAACACTGGTAATACTGGTAACAATGGAAACACAGGTGCTACTGGTTATGGATATACTGCTGCTGGTATTTCTGGTGGGTTCCTTTGGATATCGCCAGTAGATGAATTTGGTATTCGTGGAGCATCATTCTCCATTGGATATGTTCAAGGTAATACAGGTAATACAGGAAACAATGGAAACACAGGTAATACTGGAAACACTGGTAACAATGGAAACACAGGTGCTACTGGATCTGGTTATACTGGAATTGGTATATCTGGTGGATTCTTGTGGATATCACCAGTAAATAATTCTGGTAAAGGTGCTTCTTTTAGTATAGGATATGTTCAAGGAAATACTGGTAATACAGGAAACAATGGAAACACAGGAAACACAGGTAATACTGGAAACACTGGAAACACAGGTTCAACTGGTGCTACTGGTTATGGATATACTGCTGCTGGTATTTCTGGTGGGTTCCTTTGGATATCGCCAGTAGATGGATTTGGTATTCGTGGAGCATCATTCTCTATAGGATATGTTCAAGGAAATACTGGTAATACAGGAAACACTGGTAATACAGGAAATACTGGAAATACAGGAAACACAGGTAATACAGGTGCTACTGGTAACACAGGTTCAACTGGTGCTACTGGTTATGGATATACTGCCGCTGGTCTTTCTGGTGGATTCTTGTGGATATCACCTATAGATGGATTTGGTATTCGTGGAGCATCATTCTCTATAGGATATGTTCAAGGTAATACTGGTAATACAGGTGCTACTGGTCAAGCACCAATATTCTATTATCAAGCTACTGCTCCGACTTCTGGTATAACGACTGGCGACAGGTGGATGGATTCCGATACAGGAATTGAATTTGTATATATCTACGATGGTAACTCTCCACAATGGGTACAACCATTAAATGCTGCATCTCAAGGTAGTCAATATCTCTACGAGTTGACTCCCGCTTCCGCTACTGCGACAGGAACAAAAGGAGACATTGTTTACGACACAAACTACATCTATGTCTGCATAGCAACTGACACTTGGAAGCGGACAGCAATTTCTACTTGGGTGTGATCGTTATGGACTATAAATATTAAAGGATAATACATGCCATTAGATTTCCCTCCATCCCCAGCACCGAATTATATTTATACCTTTGGCACTTCTTCTTGGAAGTGGACTGGTGATTCGTGGACAGTTTATTCTACTCCACTTTTGGGTAACACTGGTGCTACTGGCAACACAGGTGCTACTGGTCCAGTTGGTGATTATGTAATTACATTCAATGGAAGAACTGGTAACATTCAAGGTGTGACATCAATCAATGGTGCTACAGGTACTATAATAAATGTGGCATTTACAAATCTAGGAAATACCTTTACTGTCAGACAGGTAATGAATGCTGGTCTTACGACTTCTTCTATAAATGTTGCTGGTGTAGCATCATTCAATCCATCAAACAGCGGACAGAATACTTTAGGCGGAACAAGTACCACTCTTGCATCAACTGCCACGACAGTTCAGAATACAGCAGCACTGCTGACTATTTCAACCACTTTCTTACCAGGAAACAATGCTACGCTCAGACTACAGGGATCTGATGGAAGTGGTGAAACTTCATATACTAATGATATTAAACCCCAGACTACACAGACTGGAAATTTAACACATACTCTGCCAGCGACTACAGGAACATTACTGAATGATAAATTACAGTATGTTGCTTCAATAAATGGAAGAACGGGTGACATTCAAGGTGTGACATCAATCAATGGTGCTACAGGTACTATAATAAATGTGGCATTTACAAATCTTGGAAATACCTTTAGTGTTTGTCAAGTATTCAATGCTGGCATAACCGCCTCTGGTGGAATGACATTATTTGGATCATTAAATTCTTATAGTGGAATTTCTGCTTCTGGCATCACATCAGATTCTGGGTATAAAATAACAGCTGGTGCAATCAATGCCCAAACAGTAAGTTATACTATGCTAGGATCAGACAACGGCAAAATCATAACCATGAATCCTGCTTCTACAGGAATCACACTTACTGTTCCTACTGGATTGCCCATCGGTCACACAACAACAATTATTCGTCTTAGCTCTACTCTAAATGTTGGAATAAGTGCCGCTAGTGGTGTGACAATCAATAGTTTCCAGAATCAGAAAAATATTGCTGGTCAACATGCTGCTGTAAGTTTGATTTCTTATACCACCGATACATTCAATCTTGCAGGAGGACTGACAGGATGATACTTCCTAATTGTCGTCCTGCATATTTAACACCAATACAGATCAAAGGATCCAATACTCCAGCAGCAGTGAATTGGACCAATATAAGATTTACCGCGTCTTCGGGAACACATCAATTCACAGAACAGCAAATAACAGGAATTTCAACTCCTATAGTTTTAAGTGTGAATGGAGCATGGGGATCCAATAGTACATTATATTATCGTGTTGCTCCAACTACAACGCCATTGCCAAACCCTTTACTCAATAAAGATGTATTTGTAGGAGTAACAGCATTTGATTACGCTGTAGGATTTGGATCATCCTCACAAGGATTCACTGCATGTCTTCCATTCAATAGTACTGGAAGCACTTTTGCAGTGAATAATAATGATTTTGTTGCATTTATATGCTGGGGTGCTGATCAGGCGCCTGGTCCATCAGTTATATTCCCAACATGGACAGTTACAGTCAATAACGAATCTGCTGGTGCAGCTACTTTGGATACTTTTGACGCAATAACAAATCCATAAATATAACGGAGAAATTATATGCCAGCATCACGGTACGATATTCAAGCAGATCAGGGAGCAACATTCAAGTTGCATTTGCATTATAAATTTTCTGGTGGAACTGGAATTGATATTGGAAACTTTACAGGAAGAATGCAAGTCCGAAGATCCTCAAAAGATCCAAATGTTATTTTATTCTTAACTCAAAATGGTGTTACTGGTGGTGGTATTACTGGAGAATTTGCTATTGGTAGTGGAATTGCTGGTAGTGGTGGAATTAGTTTCAATACTTCTATTTCTGGAGCAACAGCATTTACTGGTGGAATATTTCTAAGAGTTGATGCTGATACTATGACTAATGTTCCAAATGGAAAGCATTTTTATGATCTTGAATTAAAGAATTCGCTCAATGAAGTGATGAGACTTATGGAAGGTTCATTTGAAGTCTCAAGAGAAATTACGAGAACATAACAGATGGCAGAAGAGAAACCAATACTGGTAGTAACTCAAATTCCTCCGAACACAATTGTTACGGAGAGTTCTGCTAATAACTTAGTAGTCAATAACACATTACCATCCACAGTATTGATTGCTGCTGCATTGGGGCCAGCAATTGCTGGTGGTGCTGGTGCTCAAGGTATAAGAGGAACTACAGGTGCTACTGGTGCTACTGGTTCTGGTTATACTGCAATTGGTCTTTCTGGTGGGTTTCTTTGGGTTTCTCCTGTAAGTAATACTGGAGTTCGTGGAGCATCATTTTCCATTGGATATGTTTTAGGATCAACTGGTAACACTGGAAATACTGGTATTCAAGGTAACACTGGTAACACTGGTAATACTGGTTCTCCAGGTATTCAAGGAAATACAGGTAACACTGGTAACACTGGAAATACTGGTTCTCCAGGTATTCAAGGTAACACTGGTAATACTGGAAACACTGGTTCTGATGGTTCTCCAGGTATTCAAGGAAATACAGGTAATACTGGTTCTCCAGGTATTCAAGGTAACACTGGTAATACTGGAAACACTGGTGCTCCAGGTATTCAAGGTAACACTGGTAATACTGGTTCTCCAGGTATTCAAGGAAATACAGGTAATACTGGAAACACTGGTTCTCCAGGTATTCAAGGAAATACAGGTAATACTGGTTCTCCAGGTATTCAAGGTAACACTGGTAATACTGGTAATACTGGTTCTCCAGGTATTCAAGGAAATACAGGTAATACTGGTTCTCCAGGTATTCAAGGAAATACAGGTAATACAGGTAATACTGGAAACACTGGTGCTCCAGGTATTCAAGGAAATACAGGTAATACTGGTTCTCCAGGTATTCAAGGAAATACAGGTAACACTGGTAATACAGGTATTCAAGGAAATACAGGTAACACTGGTAATACAGGTAATACTGGTTCTCAAGGTCCATCTGGTGGTGTTAATTTTGCTTTTGGTGCAACTGCTCCTTCCAACCCAACTGGTGGAGATCAATGGTTAGATAGCAATACTGGAGCATTGCTCACTTATTTTTATGACGGAAATTCTTCTCAATGGGTTCAATTCCTTAAAGGAATTCCTGGTCCTCAAGGAGCAACTGGTCCGAGCGGAGTAGTCTCTGGTGATTATGTTGCTTTGTTCAATGGAAAAACTGGAAATGTTGGTATTTCTGCTGGATCGTTCATAACAATCACTCAAACAGGAAACACATTTACAATATCTTCTAGTGTAGGAACTGTTGCAGGTTCTACAGGAAATACTGGTGCTACTGGTTCTCCAGGTATTCAAGGTAACACTGGTAACACTGGTAATACAGGTATTCAAGGTAACACTGGTAACACTGGTAATACAGGTATTCAAGGTAACACTGGAAATACTGGTAACACTGGAAATACAGGTATTCAAGGTAACACTGGTAATACTGGTAACACTGGAAATACAGGTATTCAAGGTAACACTGGTAACACTGGTAACACTGGTATTCAAGGTAACACTGGTAACACTGGAAATACAGGTATTCAAGGTAATACTGGAAATACTGGAGCATGTGGTCCAACCGATATACGATCAACAAATTCAGCATCCACATTCTATCCATTATTTGCTGGAGGTTCTGGAAATACTTACATTTATATTGATGATGTCACTACACCATTTACATATGTCCCAAGTAGTGGTGCATTAACAGCAAAGATATTCGCCATAGCAACTGGAGTTAATTCATCCTCATTGAACGCAACCTATGTTGAATTTAATACTAGTACAGACTCATCAAGTGTTTCTGCTACCAATATTGGTAATGTTGGATCATCACCATTTACAGTTCAATCAAATGTTAAATTAAAATTAACTGCTCCAACTATAGAATTTTATGGATCTGGTTGGGGATATACATTCCCTGCATCAAATGGAACTACTGGTCAAGCATTACTGACAAGAGGTGATGCTGGACTTTATTGGGGAACGGTTTCTACATCTGGTGGTAGTGGAACAACTCTATTTGCTGGAAGAGGAATTACTCTAACTACAGCATCCGCAGGAACTACAGTTGCTACTATTCTAGGAATGACCAGTGCGAATGATGGATTCTTGATTTCTGGTGGTATAACCCAAAGAACTCTTGGATTTAGTGGTGGTGATGTGACAATTGAAGGTGGAACATTTGCATCAGTAATAACATTCCCAACTGTATCTACAACACTTGTTGGAATTCACAATGCAGTAACTTCGTTCAATGGATCAACTGGTGATATTACATTCGCTGGTGGTGTTACTGGAGTGAATGGTAAAACTGGAAATGCTTTTGTGTTTGAATATTATCTAGGGTTTACTTCCACCGTAAACACTTCAACATATCCAGAAGGTGGAACTGCTAATTATGCGTCAAATCAACCAGTATATTACAGTTCCTCACCATTTAATGATATAATATCATCGGGTAGAGCAAAACCAAATAGAGTTTATTTTAATCCATTTGTAATTCCAACCCAAACAACAATACAAATATTGCGACTTAGTGGATATCAAAACGGATTATGTGGTGGAACTGGAAATGTATTTTTAGGAATATATAATGCAAATTCTTATGGTATGCCAAAAGACAAACTATATTCGTCCAGCAGTCTAGTAGTATTAAGTGATTTTGCCAATACTCATGATTATAATCCTTCTGGATTGATTACTCTATCTCCTGGATATTATTATCTTGCAGCAGTATTTAATAATAATCCTACACTATATTCGTTTACTACTGGAGCGCAAACCAGTACAAGTCCATTTGGATCTCAAAATCTTGCTGGTGGATATCAGAACCGAGCTATTATTATAGATCAGGGTGGATTTACCTTACCGATAAGTGGAATCACTAGTGGTGCTAGATTTGTTGATTATAGCGTTGGTGGAACATATACAAATCTTATGGTAAGTCCACTAATAGAATTTAGGATTCTATAATGAAAGTATTCAAACAATACAGTTTCAACGAACTCACACAAGAATCAACTTTAATAGATGATAGAGATTTTTATCATTGTAAACAATTTCAATTAAAAGAGCTAAGAAATATTGCTAACAAACTGATTATCTCTAGTGTTCCAGAATATAAGCAAAGAAACGCAGCACTTGGATTGCTGTCTGATGAAGAAACACAACAGATTAAAGATTCAATACAAGCAATAAGAACAATATCAAATCAAAAAGAAGCAGAGATACTCGCAGTTGTTTGGGATGGACAAGAATCCACAAGAGCAGAAGCGTGTGATATAGTTCAGAGGATATTCTGGGAATAAATAATTAAACTACCATGCCACTAGATTTTCCTTCAAATCCAACCCTCAATTTACCATACACTTTCAACGGAACTCAATGGAAGTGGAATGGTTCTGCTTGGTTGATTGTTGGTGATAATTTTGGTACTACAGGAGCAACAGGACCAGCTGGAAATACTGGAAACACTGGTAATAATGGAACAACAGGTAACACTGGTGCTACGGGATCTGGTTATACTGCTGCTGGTCTTTCTGGTGGATTCTTATGGATAACTCCAGTTTTATCTTCTGGTATACTTGGAGCATCATTCTCCATTGGATATGTTATTGGTTCAACTGGAGCAACTGGAAGAACGGGAACAACGGGAAATACAGGAGCAACAGGATCTGGGTATACTGCTATTGGTATTTCTGGTGGATTTCTTTGGATATCACCAGTAGACAGTAGTGGAATCCAAGGTGCTTCATTCTCTGTGGGTAGAGTTCAAGGAACAACTGGATCTACTGGTCCTACTGGATCTACAGGTGCTACAGGTAATAATGGAACAACAGGTAACACTGGTGCTACGGGATCTGGTTATACTGCCGCTGGTCTTTCTGGTGGATTCTTATGGATATCTCCAGTATTGAATGATGGAACTAGAGGTGCATCATTCTCTATAGGATATATTTTAGGAACAACAGGTAATACTGGAAACACTGGTAATAATGGAACAACAGGTAACACTGGTGCTACGGGATCTGGTTATACTGCTGCTGGTCTTTCTGGTGGATTCTTATGGATAAC